CGTCACGACCAAGCGCGTGGCGTGGCGGTTCGTGGTGGCCGAACTCCTGTGGTTCCTGCGCGGGGAGACGAACATCCGCTCGTTGCAGCTGCAAGGCGTGGATATCTGGGATGAATGGGCGGACGACGATGGTGAGCTCGGACCCGTCTACGGCAAGCAATGGCGGAGATGGGAGAACAATCATGACGGAACCATTGACCAGATCGAACAGGTCATCCGGAATATCAAGGCTGATCCGCAAAGCCGCAGGCATGTGGTCAGCGCGTGGAACGTTGCGCAGCTCCATGAAATGGCACTCCCTCCATGTCATCTTCTTTTTCAATTCTTTGTCTCGCAGTCTCGGTTTCTGAGCATCAAGGTCATCCAGCGCAGTGCGGATGTCTTCCTTGGCTTGCCTTTCAATATCTCTTCCTATGCATTGTTGCTTGCAATTGTTGCAAAGCTGTGCGATCTTGAACCTGATTCTGTTATCATGTCACTAGGTGATGCACATGTGTACCAGAATCACGTGTTGCAGATGAGGGAACAATTGTCGAGGATTCCACGGAAACGTCCTGCACTTGTCCTTCCGGAGTTCCATTCATTGGATCAGGTGTCTTTGCTGGATCCAAAGGAGTTTGTGTTGAAGGAGTACGATCCATGGCCGAGTCTCAAGGCAAAGATCGCCGTGTAGCATGGTTCGAGAACTCCGTGCATCCGGGGCTACGGAAAGCATTTGAGCCATTACGCGCACTGCCTACAACAAAACGTGGAATTACCGCTGACAGGATGGTTGCTTCGGGGCTTCCGTTGGATCGCGGCGAATCAATGTCGGGACTGGAAAGCACTGTAACTCCAGTGGTTTATGGCAACAACAGTACACACCTGATGGAAGTGCGTCCGCAAGGGGGAGGGCAAAATGTCAATGCATTTCAGCATCATCTGGCGGCTTTGCATGCATTGCAAGATACCGGTGTCGTGCCAACATTGCACGGATATGATGTAACTTCTACTCGTGGAGCGGATCATCACATGATTCAGGAAAATCTCAGAGCTGATGAATTCAGGCCTTTTGGCGAAAAAATGCCTGATGGCCACATGGGAATCAGCACTGGGACACAAATGAGATTGGCAAAAATTGATCCAGCAACAGTGGTTCAGTCGGCAATATCCGGACTTGCCAAGATCCATGCAGCCGGATACTCGCATGGGGATTTACGCGGCAAACCTGATCACCTGTGGGTGAATCGCCAGGGGCAAGTAAAATTCATTGATTTTGGACAGGCCCGACATATTGCCGACAAGGAGGCGGGTGGAGCTGGACCCGTACAATCCCAAGCTTGGGATCGCGCGGGAATTCTGGATTCGCTTGGTAACGCGTTCAAAGGTCATCCGCAGCAAGCAGCGGTGACAGGAATGCTTGCCAAGGTGCAGGCACACATGGCTGCAAATCCCGCCGATTGGCACAGTCCCGAAAGAATGGCCACTCTTTTTCCGCCTGCTCCCCAAGCAGCGGCTCCAGCAGCGGCTCCAGCAGTGGATCCACAACGGCCTAAAGTACAGCGGCTCAGCCCCGCTTTGGCTCCTGCTCCAGCGGCTCCAGCAGCGGCTCCAGCAAATACAACGAGACAGAACTTTTCACAAAATCCATATACAGGCAAAAGCATGAAAAAGAGCTGGTTCGAGAACTCCGTGCATCCGGCGCTACGGCAGGCAAAAGCATGAAAAAGAGCTGGTTCGAGAACTCCGTGCATCCGGCATTGCGACAAGAAGAATTTGAAAAAGGGATACTTGACTCCATCAGGTCGTGGGTCGGCGGAAAACCCGCGGCTCCTACGGCTCCGGCAAGTGTTGCGGCTCCAGAACCTGCGGCTCCTGCGGCTTCTGCAAGTGTTACGGCTCCAAAACTCCCAGGTGTTACGGCTCCAAAACTCCCAGGTGTTACGGCTCTAGAACTCCCAGGTGTTACGGATCCAAAACCTGCGGCTCCTGCGGTTCCTGCAAGTGTTACGGCTCCAGAACTCCCAGGTGTTACGCCGCCAAACGTGACAAGATCTGCGCTTAACAGTTCCCGTGATCGACAGCTGCAACTCCAGGATGATGGATCGCATCAGGCTGGCTTGAAATTGCTTGCAGATACCCGGAAAGAATTTGCACCGGACAAGCTTGTTCCACTCACGACAACGCAACAGTGGGCGGCATCCACAAATGGAAAAAGCAGGAACGAAGAGGATGACATCCTCAAAAAAGAGGTTCTTGCAATGCATGACCGACTTGCCCTGATGCATCGGTATTCCGGTGTTGATGGCGAAATTGATAGAAACGAGCTGGGTTCACTATTTGGAATGGCGCGAAAGGGCGGCATGCTCCCGGACGGATCACCCAGTACCGCCGGATATAAACCGACAACACGCACCCCTACGGCATGGCAAAGCGGCACAGGTGAGATCATCCATCACGGATCGCCGAGGAATTTCCCGGGAGACCAGGTTGATCCGTCACGAATAGGAAGTGGTAGCGATGCCGGTTTTGGACTATACGGTGTTTCAGGGTCGTTGAACAGACCGGCGAATCATTATGCGCACCAAGGAAATGGGAGGACGGCTTACGGCAGCACTGGAGAAGACACCACACCGACAGTGCACTCGTATGAAATCCCAAAAGACATGAAGGTGGCAAGACTCGACCAGCCACTGAGGCTTGACGATGATCAGCTGGGTCGGATCGCTGCGTATTTGACTGATGTCGCAAAATTACATGGAACAGAACTTAGGGATCGCGACGGCAACCCAATGCAAGGGTTTTCTGTAGAGGGGTTGAGGGCAACGCACCTTCCCGATACACCTTTTTCCGCCGAAGATGAGGAACGCACCTTTGATCAGAAGCTTTGGGGAAAACAATCAGGAAGATTTGTGCTTGAAGCCCTTGCGAAACAAGCGCTTGGGAATGCTTCGAAGGATCGCTCATCTGGCCATGTGCATGACAATCTCATCTCTAATATGTTGCAAGTTGCAGGTTTTGATGCAAGCAGGTCCAAACACCAGGAAGACGATGGTGGTGATGTCCTGGCTGTCCATGCTGGGGGAATTCACAAGCTTATCCATCACATGTCTGAAGCTTCAGGTAGTGATACTCATGTGCAAGCAGACTCATCAAGTCCGTTCTTGCGGAAGCCACGTGACGGCATGACTCCGGAGATACAGTTTCCCGAAACACACGCATTGATGGAAAGGGCAAAACTGGGAAGAAGCGATTGGGGCACGGAGCAGGCAAACGACCTTGTTGCTACTCTTGCGTCTTCTTTCCCGCAATTGGCAACTCCTGGCTTGCAAAACGATCCTCATAATGGAAATTCCGTCGTTGAGCACACGAAGGCTGGATTGTCTGCCATGAACACTGGCTGGGAAGGTGCACTGTACGGCATGAGTAATCCTGACGATAGAAGAATCGCACGTATTGCATACCTGTTCCATGATGTCGGAAAATCGAGCGACAGTGAGCATGAACATGAGCAGAGAGCTGCCGCGCGAGCAAGCGATGGCGCAGGCCCAGGTGAGCATCATCAGGATAAGTCATGGGATCTGCTCATGGCGCATCCGGACAAACCTCTTGAACAATTCGGATTGAGCGATGAGGAAACAGGATTGGTGCAGAAACTGATAAGCAAGCATCACGCATTCGGTGATGTTGTCCGGGCAGCCAGTTACGCAAGAAGTTCTCCGGACGACCCTCGGCGCCAAGCAGAGCTTGCCAAAGCAAAAGAACAATTCGGGGAGATTGCGGGAAACAAGCGTACGGCCCGGTTGCTGGCAAGCATGTGGCAAGCCGACGTGCAAGGAATACCGAAGTATAGAAACAACCCGGGTGAATTGCTGGGTGGATTTGAAGAGGGCGCAACCTTTGGCGACGTACGGAGACAATTGCTCAGCGAAATGTACGTGGATCATCAAGGAGATCATCATCCCGAGAGATGGCAGAATGATGTAGTCAATTATCCCGAGGCGATCCACTCCTCGACAGCAGTCAAGTCATTTACAAGAAGAAGAAAGGGCATGTTGATGAAATCAGGAAAGGACCGCATTACCGCGCAAGTCCGGAAAGAGGAAGAGCGGCAAAAAAAGAAGATCCACAAGGAAGAACAAGCCGAGAAGCATGGGGTTGAACACGAGGAAGATCATGGCATCAGTGCGCACGAAGACAAGGTCATGAAACTGATTGCACAAATGGGCAAGGCTATCAGGTCTCCCGGCAGTCCATATTCAAAACGAACCAGCCGCGCGGAGAATCGTGAAACGTTTGGCATGCTTGGCCAAGGGTCACGTCCCAAGACTGGTCCATATCAGCAACGGGATCTGGGTACTGAGCCAAAGATTGCAAGCATGAATGATGCTGATCCATTCACCAAATCCCAGAAGGAAGTGCTTGACCGCATGGACCGATGGAAGAAGAAGACCGAGGAGAAGCTCCTTGAAGAAGAGGACAAGCTTGTTGACCGCATCCACAGCGATCATACCGGACCCGGTGTGCCAAAGTTCGTCGGCAAGTACACCCATGGCGTGAAACAGCACGAGCAGCGCCTGAAGCGGGTCATCGACAAGTTGCGCGATGATGAGGAAGCTGAAGTCAGGGAAGAGATGGATGCACATGACTCCAGATGTTCCAAGTGCGGCAAGGATCCGTGTGTCTGTGGCAAAGTCAGGAAGTCGGAACTATCCAAAAAAAAACTTCAGAAATTTGACATTTCTGCCGTAGCCGAAGCAGTTCCGGATATTGTAGAAGGCTACGGTACACTAAAGGAGCTCAAGGATGGGGCACATCATCTTGCAAATGTGGTGAATGGAAAAATGAATGAAGTACAGCAAAATAATGATTACACAAATTGGGGAATCAATGTTACAAATCACCCAAACAGGGCACAACAACAGCCTGTTGCGTTGCCAAGGGGATTTAACACTTTGAGACGTTTTACAAATGCCGTCGAGAAGGTTGCTGAACCTGGATCCATCAGCGGACCTGTTCGCAGGGTAGCCAACAAAGTTGTGCGTACTATCACAGGAAGGAGACCATAGCATGTATGAATATCGTGTAACAAGACTGCTGGGCATTGTTGATGGGGATACCATTGATGTGCAGATTGATCTGGGATTTGACGTGTCATTTACCAGCAGGGTACGCCTGAACGGGATTGACACCCCGGAGTCCCGCACCCTTGATCTTGTCGAGAAGAAACTTGGTCTTGACGCAAAGGATTGGCTCAAGCATCGTCTGGAAACGGCCAGGAAGATTGTCATCAGGACTGAGAAACCTGATTCAAGCGAGAAATACGGGCGCATCCTCGCCACGCTCGTGGTGGATGATGAGCCGACCTCACTGAATGACCAGATGGTAAAATCTGGCTATGCGTGGGGGTATGATGGGGGAACAAAACACAAGGATCTTGAGGTGCTCAAGAAGATACGAGGTTTGTCATGAGTGTGAATCCTTTTCCGTTGCAGTTGAGCTTGATCAAGGGGAAGAAATCGTCGTTGATCGATGATGATGACATGAACTTGCAAAAACGCGGCGGTGCTGCGGGTGCTGCCGGTGCTGCCGGTACTGTTGCCGGTGCTGCCGGTACTGTTGCCGGTGCTGCCGGTACTGCTGCCGGTGCTGCTGCCGGTGGCATCGGTGGCACGATACTAAACGCCGGGAAAGAGCTTCTGCTGGAAAAATTAAAGGAAGAAAAGGAAGGGCAATCAAAGGAAATTCCTCCGGTTGACCTGTCTACCGGTACAAGCGATAACAACGGCGTCAACGACAAGGATCCTCCAGTTGATCCTGACGAACGCACCCTACAGCATCCGGTGGGCGTGGGTGACCGCATGAAGAATTCCTTCTTTGCGCATTCGCGGTATCCAAGGAATCCGGACTTCAGGAAATTCCTCCCGGCTGCGGCAATGGCAGCAGCTCCGGCAGTTATTGGAGCCATAGGCGAGGCCATGAAACCTCCTGCTGACATTCCAAAAATCGATCTTGGAAATGGCCAAGCATCTGCGGTCAAGTCGGGTGACGGGAAACCCCCGGGTGGTCCTCCGGGTGGTCCCCCGGGTGGTCCCCCGGGTGGTCCCCCGGGTGGTCCTCCGGGTGGTCCCCCGATGAAGCGCCGCGTGAAAACGAGATCGGGAACCGTCATCTATTAGGATCATCATGATTGAATTGATCGTCGCTTGCGCAAGGGATTCCTCCGGGAACATGATCATTGGCAACGAGAACCGCCTGCCGTGGCATGTCCCCGGAGATCTTCGCCGATTCAAGGACAAGACCATGGGTCACCCGATTGTCATGGGCAGGAAAACGTATGAAAGCCTGCCCAGAAAACCACTTCCGGGACGCGAGAATATCATCCTTACCGGAAACAAGAACTATCTTGCAGTGCAATGTACAATTGTTCATGATGCTGAAGCCATTATCGAGCGCTATGGAAAAACGTGGGAATCATGTTATATTATAGGCGGAGCACAACTATACGGATTGTTTCTCCCTCACGCACAACGAATACATCTTTCGTTGATTGACATTGAAACGGACGGCGACACTCACTTCCCCGTATCCTGGGAAGAGATGTGTGAGAAATTCTCATGGTTCTTTGTCGAGCAGCATGAAGGCCCGATCCGGTGGAGGGAATACATCTTTGAGCGAAGTCAACCATCCCGCACTGCTGCTGAGGTCGCAACTGAAGTCCGTCCTTGACGATCTGGCAATCCTGTCGCGTTTCCCGAAGGATTGTTCATGCCCGGATCACAATGGACCTCACGTCGTGATGCTGACTCGCAAGAAAGCCATCGAGAATTATGCTCCCATGTTTGAAGCCTTGCGGAACATGGACATGAGTGAAGATGTGGCTGCGTTGATCAACCAGATCCTGGTGTTCTCCGAAGAAGAGCGGCATAGACAATCGATCTATATCAAGGATCTCAAGTTCTATGCCACTGATCTCTATCCGGAGAAGAAGAAAGTCTAGACTCCCTTTGACTTGCGTAGCAGCATGTTCGGGACAATGCCCTTGCGCAGGTAATGATCGGCATGTCCAGCCTCATGTGGCAGGATAGTCGATTCGAAGAATTTCGGCTTTGCCAAAGGCTGCGGCACAAAAGTCTCCACGTACTCCGGCTCCTGTGTCATTTCGGACTTGAGCAATGAATAATTGTCCTGTCGCCCAACTTCTTCGGGATAGACTGCCGAGGTGAAGAAGGATTTGCGAACCCCGCTCATTCCGGCAAAGCTCGCGGCCTTAATGTCTGGCTTGGAAACCGGAACGATCTTCTTGGGACTTGCTCCGCCTACGACTCTTTTTCTCTCCACTTTGAAATCTCGATTGACCGGAGCATAACCAGCAGGGAGTGGTCCGTCTTCCTCGGGACTCAACTCTTTCGGCTTGATCGCACTCCTGACTTTTTCAACCACCTTCTTTCCGCCCTCAAAAAGCTGTCTTCCTACTTTGAACGCACCTGTTGCCCCCAAGGCCGCAACAGGTGCGGCCAAATGCGGATTTAGCAGCGCATTGCCAACAGTCTCCGCTCCTTGGCGCATTCCGTCGGCAATCTCAGGTAACCCTGCCTTTTCCGTGATCTTGCCCATCGAACCCGGATCCCAATCCTTGTTGAGCCCTTCGCCTCTTTGGTTGCTCTTCCTGAGTTCCAGCACGTGATCGACAAAAATCGCATCGCTGAACCACGCTTTCTTGTTCTGCATCAAATTCATTTCCTGATCTCCTTGTTGATAGAGTTTACTTCTTTGGAGGGGGTGCGCCGCCCCCTTGTCCGGCTTGAGCCGCTATCTGCGCGAGAAGCTCGGGCGGGATTCCCCCCGGCGGCGCACCCGGAGGACCACCTGCACCCGGAGGGCCACCTGCACCGGGAGGCGCACCCGGAGGGCCACCTGCACCGGGAGGGCCACCGGGAGGCGCCCCTTCTGCACCCGGAGGGCCACCGGGAGGCGCCCCTTCTGCACCGGGAGGCGCACCCGGAGGGCCACCTGCACCGGGAGGCGCCCCTTCTGCGCCCGGAGGACCACCACCAAAATCCCCCTGTCCATATTGTTGTGATTGCATTGCCATCATCTCCATCTGCTGCTTCATGTTGACAATCTGCAACCAGATAGGATCGGCAATCGAATCCCCACCCTCTTCCTGAAGCAGTGGCGGAAGATTGCGACGGGCACGAATCTCGTTCTTGGTGCTCCATTGTGATTCAAGCTGAAGGTTTGCCACGATGGTTCGCTCATCCTGCGGAGTGATTCCGTCAAAGATCAATGTAAGGTCGTCGTAATGAGGATGAATCAACGACCTTGTCAACCAATCCGCATTGCTTTCCAGCAACGAGTACAATCCTTCCTCATTGATTGTTTCCGCAATTTCCCCAGTGGCATTTGCGCCACCAAACAATGCTCCTTGGCTGGCTTTCTCCGAAAGGTTGAGTCGCGATGGATGCATGCCAAAGAATGCGCACTTGATTGATGCCATCAACCGAAAAAATTGCTCGAACTGCATGTCGCTCGGGGTATTCGCAAGATCAAGCACTTGAGCTCGCATGTTTTCCGGTCCCGGCAAGACAGGCATCTTGCTCTTGGGAGTTCCGGCACCACCTTGGCCAAGAATCTGACGCTCAAACGTGCTCAATCCTTCAGCGGAATAATCTCCCGAAAGCACAAGCATGCGCGACGGAAATCCGGGACGAAACAGATCCTTGTTGAAGTTGAACATGTTCAGGAGCAAACTTGTTGCAGAAAGGGATTGCTCCAGCACGGATGTGCCGAAACCCCATCGGTTCAGTTCTCCAGAAGGGTTTGTCCATTCAACATCAATCTCTCCCTTGTTCCAGGCACCAACGATTTGTCCATCAACTTCCTGCACGTATTCGGCATCAGTGATGTCAATGGTGAGTCCAGTCTTCTGGGACCATTCCTCGCTCAGCATCATTCGCGCCACACGTTCATTGCTGATGCCACGTTTTGCCATCCACGGCATGATGACATAGAGAACCGGCAGGATTGTGTCACCCGGAAGGAGATAGAAATCGACAGGGCGACCTCGCTTGTCGCGTGAAACGACCATGGCCCGACGATCAATGACCAATTCTTCCTGCACGGAAACAGTCAGGAAATCCCTGAATGTCTTGTGATAGGTTGACACAGGGTTCTCAATCAGCTCTTCCATCTCCGCACATCTCCGGATGATGTCCGGAGTGCTTGAATCAAAGTTGGGATCGTCAAACCGGCGATGCACAACCCGCCAGCCACGTTGCTTTCCGGGGACAAAGATCTTTCTTGCCAGCCCCTTGACATCTTCAATGCGTCTGGAGATGATGGCACGATCAATGAGACTTTCTCTGGCAACTGCCCTGAGCATTCCATATGGCGGAGTGTCAAGCGGCTTGCGCAACGTTCCCGGAGAAAAACTGACTTGAGCGACCGAAGGGCCGTAGTTTGAAAACCACTGTCCTCTTCGCCGCTCATTATCTTCCTTCATCTTGTCCATGTTCGCCTTGCTGAAGACTTCCTTGGGATCAAGTGCTGTTGATGTAGGATCAATAATGTTTCCAAAACCGTCTGCTTTTACTACCATGTAGGTTATCTCCTTACACCATCAGCACTTCGTCGAACATTTTTCTTGTGTTGCGCGAAACTTCCAATGACATTTCCAACGCATCGAGCATGTCGTCATTCTCGGATCTTGGGTACGTCATGAGCTGATCGTAGAATTTGTGAAATTCCGGATGAACAATGACTGAACGGGTTTCATCCTCATTGAGCAATTCATCATCCTCGCCGGAAAGCTTCAGCATGCGGATCTCGTCAGCTGTGCATCTGCGCAGGAAAATCTTTCCTTGTTCAAACAATGGAGACATGCCCTCGATGCGTATCTGTTTCTTCTTTTTTGCGTAATGCTTGATCTCGCGAATGGGAAGCAATGATTTCTTCATGATCTGCTGTATGATGACATGTTGGAATCCGTTTCCTTCAATGCCATTCATCTGTATCGGATATGATTGATTCTGCTGGATAACCCTGTTCAATTGATTTGCCACATCCATTCGCTGATTCACTATATCAAAAACGACAATATCCTGATCGGCTGTCTTGCCAATCATGACAAGAGAGAAGAAGTCTGCAGCGTCATCCTTGCCAACGGTCCAGTCAACGCCGGTGAAGAATGTCAATGCCTTTCCGCGAAAAAACCATCGCTTGCTTGATGGCCGATATCCGAGATCGTTGGCGTCATACCATTGTATCCACGAACTCCTGAATGTCCGCGAGGTATCATCACGCGGATCGTTCATGTACTCCTTCTGAAATGCCAGGACATTCTTGGCGCGGATTGCACGTAATCGCTCAAGGGAGAATCGTTCAGGCCATAATGGAGCCTGATGCTTGTTGCCTTCCTCATCCTGCTTGGTAATGATTGCCTGATATCTTCTTGTAACGTACAGATCAGGACGGGCAAGCATCTGGTTCAAGAGCGAACCATAATGAAGCACCGTCCCGACAAGAATGATCTGTCCGACTGGAGGAGGTTCAATCATTGGTTCCACTGCCGAGTCCCACCATGAGGCGAGCTTCTGCCTCTGTATTGATGTGTCAACCAGCTCGTCATTCTCAAGATCGTCAGCAATGACCAAGTCAGGTCTCCTGAATCCAAACCTGAGACCTCGCAACGGGTTGTTTGCCATTCGGGCAAGGATTTTTGCGCGATCCTCAAGTTCATTGCCCCATTTGTTGTTGATCTTGTCCCACTTGCGGAATCCAATGACAAACTCCTCGTCGGTCCACTTTTCCTTCTCTCCACGAGCTGCGCCGTCAAAGTTGTCCCAATCACGGCCAAGGACGATGCCCCAGTCGTTGACAAGTTTGTCGTTCATCTCGAACTCTTCCTTGATGTTCCGGGAATGAGATGTAGAGATACGCGCAATATCGGAAATAATGACCACAAAGAATTTTCTTTGTGTCACAAGTGACCAGATGACATACAGAAATGTAATCAATGTTGACTTGCTATGATTTCTTGGAGCGGCAATGACAAGGGTATTCAAGTTCTCCTTGCCTTGCCATTCCTCTTCATTCTTGTGCGTGGCAAGATCAATGATGTCCTTGTGGAAATCCGGAGACGCTTGGAACCAGTATTTGGGGAAATAGATGCGTCCAAACTCGAATGGATCATCAATGGTGCGCTGGATACGCCACTTTCTCAAGCCATCTTCAAGCAGGAGAGGTGCCGGGGCCTCCAGAACGGAACTTGTCATGACATGTTCACCGGAATAATTTCGGATATCCCGAGACGGTCTTTCAGCCGGTTCTGCCGTTGCTGCTCTGGCTCAAGAATGAAATCGGCATACAGTCCAGCGCGTTCGCATTCCATGTACATGTCACGGATGACGAGGGCAATCCTTCGGGTGTGCTCATCATCGCCCTCTCCCGACTTCTTCTCCCACGCAAGTGCCATCTTGGCCTGTGGAGAATTGGGAGGGTATGCGTTTCCCATGGAAAGATTATTGTTTTCTACCTTGACATTCACCGACCCTGCCGCTTGTTCGACGGGTGTCAGCCCGGTCACAGAGCTGAGCATGCGGTCGATCAAGCCGCCAAGCTTTGCCAATGACTCGGGACTGGCGTCATCGCGCAGATTGGACACCGCCTTTGCAAACCATGCGAGTCCGTCAATACCCGCTTGCTTGCGCTTCATGATCTGCCAGTCGCGAAGCCGTTCTTCCTCAAGGGCCAGTTTCTCGGCAACCTTGCTTGCCTGCTCCGTGCGATACGATTCCCGCGCCTCAACCCATCTGCCTTTTCTTGCGTGGAGGCTGATCAACGGAGCGGCGATGTTGCATTCGTTTGCAATCGCACTGTATGACCATCCTCCATACACATACAGCAGCTTGACCAAATGCCAATCGATATCGGGCCTTCCCTTTTCGTGGCCTTTCCTGATAGCCAACGCAAGCTGAAAGGCAGACTCCTCTGCGGTCATCGGCGTTTCCCCTGGGGTTCCATCAGGGAAATCGTTATAGATTGCACCACCCGTATCTTCTATGGGCGTGAGGACATCCGTTTCCTCTTCGTTGTCAATCCACTGGCTAGGGTCTTCGGATTCATTCTTTGCCACGCGCTTTGCTTGCGGGGGTTTTGGCGCACGAACGGATCTTCTATTCTCAAATCCTGTCAAGATGGGAATGGACGGCATGATGTCGTACTCTTCCATCTTGGAGTCCATGTTTTTTCTTGTCTTTTTTGCGCCAAGGGAATTTGAATTGTCAACAAGGTCTTTGGTGACTTTTCTTCGATACTCATCTTGCACAATCTGCGCAATTGATTCAATTGGGTTTTTAGGAATAAGATCGTCGATTGCCATGAAGCACCTCACTTCAAGTATACATGTTTTTGATGAATATGTTTTGTTTTTCGCAATCTAGACAATTTCCATCTCTGATTTGTCAAGCTCACTCTTTGCAGCAGCAAACAAGTCAATGCCTGCAGCGCCCGTGACTTGCAAAAGATACATCATGGTTTTGCCAATGGATTCCTGAAAATGATTCTTCTGGAATTTCATGGCGTTTGTGGTAGGAATATTGTCCTCCAACGCGATGTTGATCTTCTCCTTGAGCCAGAGGTACTCGCTTGCCACGGTAATATGCTGGATGGCAAGCAGCAAATCCCTTTGCATGCAGGAAACACCCAACGCCCCATTTCTCTTGGGATACAATCGTCTTCTTTGCGCTTCCTCAAATGCCCTCAGGCTCATGTTGGACATTACGAATTGCCCAAGACCGAAGGAAGAGAAACGGCGGCTTTCTTTCGCCTGCCAATTTGCGAAGCAATCATTGCATTCTTCTGTACGCGCTGGCTGTGATCATACTGCGTGACCCATCGTATGCCGGGGTGATTGCTCTCCAGCACCACCTGGACGATCTTGATGCACGTATTGAGCCCTTCTTCGGTGTCGACAAAGGAAGGTGGCACATCAACGTTGAAATTGACCGTTGCGGATTCCTTGTCAACATTCGGCACCTCCACCTCTGTCCACATGGTCCAGTCAAATCCGCCAGGCTTTCCTTCCTTGTCTTCATGACGAATTGCCAAGACCGAATACCTGACCTTGGCGTTTCCCCCTTCCGGAAGATTGATGATCCGGGAGACTGTGGTTCGCCGAAACCACCACTCGTCACCCGGTGTCAACCACATGATCGGCCGATCCTCAAATTCCGGATGCTTGGGAATATCTATCTGGACAAACCGTTCTCCGTATACAGGAATCTCATCCTGATCATTGGCATCATTCATGATCTTGTGTCTCAATTGGATTTTCGTTCGTGATCTTGCGAACCAGAGCAAGCAAATCCTGAGCTTCTTGGGAAAGGGTTACCTTTGTGACTCCAGTCATCTCGTCAAACAACGAAAGCATCTGGCCAAGAAGAATGATCGGATCTTGCGTATTCAACGCAATTGCCGCACGAAGTGCCCGTTGTGTCTGGATCCATTGCTGAAGACGGGACTGCTGCGCCATCTTCATGTTCCGGGCATGGATTGCCTTGTGTCGCCACGACTGGTACGTATCATCGCTTTCATTCAACTTGGACTTGCGGTTATCGTCAGTAAGCTGGGCGCGGATCTTTCCCAGCTCTTCGCGCAATGTCAAGAGACGGTTCTGTGCATCCGAAATGGTTTTTGGCTCATCGATGAGACGGTTCTCAAACGTTTGTGATGGAATATTGCGTGACATAAGGTTCTCCTTGATTATGATTTCGCACGAGATTTTGATTGTGAGCGTCCGGAGCCAACGATTGGTTGATATTTCCTTAATAATATCTCTTGCCTTTGCATCCGGCAAATCACTTCGCCTATTGCAATTGCATCACAAACGTTCGAATTGATTATATCAGGTTTTTTCTGATATCTCGGCAATTCTATTCCCGATGCAGTCAGGATCATCTGCACGGCTTCCTTTGATGCCGTTGACGAACCACACATGATCGTCTTGACGTGATTGGTCGAGAATTCGGTGTATGTAATGTCATTTTGGCCGCAGACATACATGGTGATCCACCGGATACCCGCCAATGCTTCCACAGTGGCAATGCTTGAGTTCTGCTTGCCACGGGCAAAAGGGTGGCTTTCTCCAATCACCAGATCGACATCATGCTGGTCAATAAGGGAAGAGATCCATTTGCCGTATGCAACACAACGCTTCTGTTGTGTCCAGTTCTGACTGAGAGTGAGCGCCAACCCTACGTTGCACCCATCGGTGTTCATGACAGGAATGTACCGCCCTTCTACAAAAAGGGCGGCACCGCTATCGTTCAAACTCTGATCAACACAAAGGATGCGGTTGATCTCGGTCCATTCCTTTTTTGAGGAATGAAGCGCCGGAAGGGTAATGTCCGGCGTTGACGATTTTTTTCGTGTTGGATAAAGATTTGTCTTATGCCGATACATGAATCCTCACGAAACAACTGTATCAGCCATTTGCATTGGTTCGCAACCCCCAGAACTCGGTCATCTTTCCATCGACAAGTCGCACGGAACGCTGAAGTCCCTTGTTCTCCATGTAGGTAACCACTTTGCGAAGCTCCTGACCCGGAACATCATCGAGCTCTTCGGCAAGTGATTCGAGGGTCATCGGGCGATTCTTCAATGCTTCGCGAACACGATCCCAGAGTTTTGGACTGGTATCCCGACTCCGGGCCATGTCCGGAGAACTGACAAGGCCAATTCCGATCTGCTGGTTGGTATCGTTCTCATCCGGAAACTCGAAACGAACCGTGATCGGGAGGCTGAGGGGGCCACCATTGACTTTCTGATGACTCAGGATCAGGTCGGCAAAGTTCGATCCCTCTTCCTGACTCTTGCGGAGATTCCATGCGCTCCGGCTCTGGTTCTCCCACTGCACTCCACCATACGCCATGCTTGCGCCTTCCTCACCTTGACGATCATTCTTCGTCACGTGAGCAAGCACCAGCGATCCGACACGCAACTCGGAAATGGCCTGGAAGAAGGAAACGATCTCGTCATTGTCGCTTGCGCGTCCGCATGCAGGAGATGCGCTGTCAATGATGACGTACGTGATGCCCTCTTCCGCAACCATGCGCTTGATTTCATCGAGCTGCTTGCGAAGTGGCCTCCCACCGCATTGCCGATAGACAATGTCAACTCCAAGTGCCTCCTGCTGCTCGGGAGAGATGATCGCATCAAGCCGCCGTGCATGCTGGCCAATATCCCACTCCCAGTCAAGATAGGCAACGTGATTGCGAACCAAAGCCGGTCCCAAGCCCAGATCCATGCCGGTTTCCATCATGACTGCCATGACCAATGCCAGATAGGACTTCATGCCACCACCTGCGCTGAACCAGAGCGTCGGCTCCTTGGCAAGGAGCACTGGCTTGTAGGCGTACCCGAAACTGACGGAACGGTTCGCTTCCCGCAGGAGTTGCCACTCCGAACCCTTGGAGAACTGTCCGATGACCAGACGGGACATGTCCGTGAGTATCTGCGCCCATTGTGGGCCATTCATGCGCTTGTTGAGTTCCTGGATGAGCTGTGCCTGCGCCTGTCCGCTCTTGAACGCGTAATCTGACGGCCCATAGAGATACTTGGGAAATGCCGGGATTGACGTGTGGATCTCAATCTCGCCAACCAATCCGAAGCGTTCTGACTCCGCAGCCGCGAAATCTCGATGTCAATGCCCAGCTTGTCCCATGCAAACCGCCAGCCCACCCCTGTGGTGCTCATGACCGGCGGATCGACGACCCCGCGGTTCCGTGCCATCTGCTGGTACGAGCACACGGATTTGACCACGGTCTTCATCTCGCGGATGTCCATGGGTGGCTGGCATCGCTCAGCCCACGGCGTGATGACATTCATGATGATGTCCGCGGGAACCTGACGGTTCCAGAAGTACCCGACGAGTTTGGCCGCATCAGCATTTCGACGCCCTGACGGACTTCCGTTCAGAAGTAGGTCAGATACCCATCCGGGAGGCGAACCGGCCTGTACGGGCAAGTTTGGGGCATCCTCGTCGAATCCTGATCGCTCTCCACGGACCACCCAGCCCGGTGCAGTCGCCAACGGCTCGTCGAGCAGGATCCGGTACTGTCCGTCCGTGGTCTTCGATGGCGCGATCACGATGTAGCCGCCATCGCCCTTGATGTCCACCTTGGGCAAAATTGGGAATGATTTGACCGGATTGCCGGGATGCTTGAAGATCAGATGGAATCCGCGAGGGCTTTTCTGCACCAACGTCTTGGTATTTTCCATCTCGGGGTGATACTTCTTGATGCTCTCCGCGCCTTCCGTTCCGTCAATGTCAACGACACAGATGTTGCTGATCTTGCCGCAAATGACTCCCCAGTTGCATTCCGGATACGCTTTGTACCATTTCATCACCTGTTCCTTGGTGACGCGGTTGCTCTCGAATTCCTTCCATTTGAACCGTATTTCAAATGGTTGTCCTTGTTCATCCTTGGACATGGAAACCACGACCGGGCGCTTGCCATTGTTTTCAACCGGGAAGATGTTCCACCCGCGATCAACGTAGGAGATAAGAGTGTCAAGTGTTGACAATTCGGCATCGGCTACTGGTTGTGCTACCATTGTTCACCTCAAAATAGAATTAGGGACACGTAGATTGTACGTGTCCCGGTAGTGTGGTGTTACGCTTCGCTGGATCGGATGAGGCGCAAGTTCTTGAAGCTGCTCTCAAACTCCTCGTCAAAGAATGAATCCTCCTCCACGGACGATACAACCTCTTCCGAGACCCGCACCTGTCGGCGAGCAGCCTTTTCAAGCTGGCTCATGCCGGAGAAGATCGACTTGCAGATTTCGCCGGGATCCTTGTCGTTGTACACCGTGCGACGTGCTTCAGTGCCAATCAGGGCCTCGGCTTCCATGCGCATCATCTGCACGGCCTTTGCCAAGGCTTCCGGCAGCAACGAATCCTGATCGCGCAGGACCGTCTTGGAAGTCCGGGTCTTCTTGGCAGTCGTGGCGGAAACCTTGTGATTCTCGATGACCTTCTCGATTTCCTGTGCCTGAAGGCGCAGATCATCAAATGTGTTGATGCCCATGCCCAAGACCTTGATCATGTCCACGACTTTCAACACCGCGTTCAACTGTGCGGGTGTGGGGCTGCGGTCACTTTCGTCAAGGAACTTGAGGAAGTTGATGAATACGTGCTCGGTACGCTCAAGAATGGTCTTGATGTAGGATGTCGTCAGCTCGTGCACTTGGCTGGACTGGGTCTCAAGAACTGCCTTGCGAATCTCTGATGATGCCTGGTAATTGCGATCCTGATCGTCAAATGCCTGCTTCATCTGACGCGCCTTGGCAACATCCTCCTGCACCCGGCTCGGAAGGGGAACCCAATAGAACTTGGATTCCACCAAGAAATTCTTCTCTATTTCCTTCTTGGAAGGCCAAGCTGCAATGACTGCGCGTTTCCATCGGCGCGTGAACTCAAGAATGGAGATCGACTCGATGACTTCGGGAGCAGTCTTCGCAAGACGGTTGTACACATCAATGGCAATGCGCTCGTAATGTCGCACGGAAGCTGCCTTGATGCGGTCGTAATTGTCGATGACGAGGGTTGCGCCCATCAAATGGGATTCCTTCGCCTTGTCGTACTCCTCCTTCCATCGGGAGAAGGAGGCTTCGGGAATGAAGGTCATTCCATTGAGCGGAATGGCCCAGACTGTTGGGGCGGAAATCATGGTGTTCATGCGTGACTTCTGATCCTCGACCGGACCATCAACCGCGTTGCTATCGTCGTACCGGGTAGGAAAGAGCATCCGGATTGCCCGTTCGCTGTTCTCCGGACGCGGAATGGTGAGTTTGCGCCCGGTTTCGTCCATGTACCACATCTGGTCGCGAGGAAGGAGTGATGCCCGTTGGATGCCTCGCAATACCGCATCGATTGCCGCTTGCGTCTTGTCCTTGGAGTTCTTGCGAGTCGGAACAATCCCAAGGTCTGCAATCTTGATGCTGAACCCGAATCGCTCAGCCCCGATGCGAACGGTTGCCATGACGCCATTCTCGAAAATGTCGATGATGTTCGTGTTGATCGCGCGTGGAGTCTCCGTCAAGCCAAGACGATCCTTGAGGTCCAACGCGCCAGTTTCAATAAGCGTAGTGGTCATTGCTTTCTCCTGCCTGTCAGAGTGAGTTGTAGTACTCGGTCATATCCTTGGATTGAGCCATGTGGGAGATCACCTCCGTGCAGTACGGATCGATATCCCAGTCCCAGTCGTACTTCGTGCACGTCGCTATTTGCCGGAGCAGGCGTTCCTTGCGCCGCTCGATTTCCTTCTCCATGATGCCAACAGGATCTTCCACTGGCTTGCTGACGCTGAATCCGAAACACCCGCCAATCACGAGAGCCTCGAAATCCACCGCCTCCAAATCCACTTGCGGTACGTAGTTGTATTCCGCGCGGAATGCAGCATCCATGTCGGCTGATTGCTGCAAGCTTTCCATCTCAGTCATTTGCATGCTCCTCTTATCGAACAAAACGAGTGTTCGCTGGAAATTCTTCATCTTCATCACTTGATTCCTTGGGTGCGATCTTTGATTCGTTCGCCTTCTTGAACTCAAAACCAGGAGGCAGAAGGTCAGTATCGGATGCCTGTGATGCCGCAGCGTAGGAAAGTGACTCCGTGCGCGTGGTGTCCACCCGGTAGGTAACCGCTGCACGACTGAGGAAGTGTGCCACATTCGACGCAAAATCCTCATCCCGACGGCTGGCTATCGAAGCTGCCTTCTCCGCAAGGACGCTCAAGTTGGCTTGCGTGTACCACTTCGTAGCCAGATCCGAGACAACCTCGTCAGGAATCTCGATGGCTTCGGCGGGAATACCCTGTTCGCGGACAAGGACATTGAACAGGACTGCGCGTCGATCCTCTGCGGTTATGGGCGGAAGAACCGGAATGACCGTCTGCATGCGTCGCCGCATGGCCGCATCGATGTTGTCCGCACGGTTGGTTGCGCCGACCAGCAGCAGCTTGCCCTTGATTTCCTCGCGCTCAAGCCACGGCATGAGGATGGACAGCATCTTCGAACCCACGCCGGAGGTATCAATCGACCCGCCATCCCGCGAGGTCAGGGCAACGTCGATCTCGTCAATGAAAACCATGCAAGGCAAATTGGCCTCTATCCAGTCGAGCACTCCCTGAAGCTGCTTCTCGGAATCCCCGACCCACTTGCTCTGCGTGAGCGCAGGAGACCAGTGAACGCACTTGTACCCAAGCTCGTAGGCCAAGGCATACGCGAGGATGCTCTTTCCAGTGCCGGGAGGGCCAGCCTCAAGGATGTTCGCATTGCGGAGCTTTCCTGCACGGAATTGACGCAGGAACCACTCAAGATACTCAACCAAGTACGTGGGGAACCCGTAATCCCGCAACCCCCGTGTCGGATTGATCACGCTCAGGTAATCGCTGCCACCCTGACCGGCAAACTGCTCCGCAATCGTGTCGTTGATGACTTTCTGCACCATCTCCCGTGTCAGCGTCATGTGGCGCTCCCCGATCAGGCGGATGTCCTCTATGGCGCGTATGGACAACCCACCAGTCGCTCCAGCCAGCCATGCTGCGGGAGCGGCATTCGCAGTGTCATTTCCGAAGTCGATGTCGATCTTGTCCAGGAAATCACCCGTCAGTACGTTCTCGCGAATGAAGTACTCGCGCTCCAATGCGGTCGGAAACCCGACATTGAGCGGAACCCACCCTGACGTATTGCGTCCCTTGGAGATCACCGCAGAGACTTCCGACTTGTCATCGCAAATGCCGATGACCATGTGGCCACCCTTCTTCTTGCGAAATTTTGCGCCCATTCCGCCAACATTCTCGAAATCAAGACCCCAGCTGCGATACGCAAGGATGTTGTTGGTGAACATGTCCCCAATCGTGTCCCACTCTCCCCGCGGAGAGAGACTCTGGAACTCGTCGAGGATGAGGCAGATGCGGACATCCGCCTGCATCAATGCGCGATTGATCAGGGGCAGTGCCAAGGCTGGGGCAGCATTCCGCTCCAGAATGTCGCCCTTCGATGGAGCTGCGCCCATTGGCCCACCACGGATGACCCCTGAGGATGGAATGGATACCGAGGGTTCGGTCGTGGATCCGGGGTCAACCAGTTGCTTGAACAGGTCGCGATCCTTCTGTTTCTTCTCCGCGGGGCCAAGGAAGCGGAAACCTCCGAAACGGTCATACCGGACAACCATGTCGAAGTCGAACTGCGTTGGCTTGTTTGATATGGACTTGTTGCCGAAGATGTGATAGATGTTGTCGTAAATGGTGTTTATGGTTGCGTCAATGTCGTGGATGCCACGACCGGAAAGCAGGAATGCGTGAGCCTGTCCTGTGCGGTAGGTCCGCATCATTGTCCAGAGCCACTCGGGACGGGGCGTTTCGGATTGTTCTGCAAGAGTAATGACCATGATGGTGTCTTTCGGCCTTAAGCGTAAAGTTGGTTGGAAAGGGCGCGGCGTGTGTCTTCGTCCACCTCCTGCTTCACGACTTCCGTGGACAAGCCCAATCGGCGCATGAATTCAAGCACCCGGCCGAATTCACCACCCGACAGCCACACGCTGTCATCATGAAGCGCATCGAGGAAATCGATTTCAAAGTCGAGCGTCCGGTACAGGGTAACGCCGATGGTCGCATTGCGACTGTTGTCACGCGCCTCGATGACCCACGTGCCTTCGTGTTCCGGAGACCAGAAGGAAGTCATCTCGTAGCCATCAGCCTGAAGGGCGGCAAATATCTGCGCCCCTACGTAGGCTTGCTCGTAACGCTGCTTGATCACTTGCTGGTCAGCCGCAGGGATGCTGTAGAGGCCGAGCAAATCAAGTCGCTGCGATGCAGTGTCATCGTAGCTTGCACGTTGCGTGAGCGAAGCGCGGAATCCTGCAGGAACCAGGAGTCCCATTGCGGATACCTGAGCTTCCCAGAACTGGGCTGCGCGTTCAAGGGAAGACTGGTCAGCCTCTAGGATGCCGGTCTGGACGAGGATGTCGTGGCAGGGCATGTGGTGCGTCCTTTCAGGTAAGTGTTGATCTCGCCAACACGATGGTACCCGGCCGTCGCACCAATGTCAAGGGGCGGCATTTTTTCAGGAAATGCCGTGGATCACGTGCTGGAGTTCCCGGTTGCCGATGTGCTTGATGGCATTGACGCTCTCCTGCAAATCGCGCTGGATGCCCTTGATCTTCTCAGCTGTTGCAGAGAGGGAGTTATGTCTCCGTTTTGGCTCGGATCCAGGCTCCATGTTGAGTCGTTTCGCAACAGTAGGGAACAACTCGGCAAAGGAACGTATATCTGAAGAAGCCAAATCACCCGCGGCCTTGATGGATTCTTGGGTAAGTTTGGTGTCGGTATTCGGATTTCTGCCGCCAAAAGTCAACACGACTCGTGAATACACCTCATCGCATTGGGTCTGGAACTCGTTTCGCAACTCTACAACATCAGCATAGATGATGCCAAGCTTGTGGTTCAACGTAATGATCTTGCTGAGCATCTCCCGGCAAGCATCAATGTCGCGTAAGTCAGAACGGCTGAATTCGTACAAGTACAAGCTAGCCTCTTCAATCGCAGGAGAGACAGATTCTTTCAACCACTGCCTAACGGCATCTTGGGTTTCAGAAGTCTTTTCAAGGGGTTCCATTCGTCTTTCTCCCGGTAGAAAGAATATATTCGTTCTAAGTCGTTCTTCCCCAAAGTAAATAGAAAGGGGAGATAACCGTTCTTACTCCCGTATTCTACTACAAGGGAGGGGTTACTGAGGAAGAGCGCAGAGGCGAGAGGGTCGGTTCGCACCAACTGTAGCACAGCCTCGACCTGATCTGTTGTTGCTGGCGGAAGCTGCTGGTTTTGCGACGGTTCCTCCGAGGGGAGCAACGCATCAAAGACTCCGAGATGCTTCCAGTCTCGATAGCCGAGTGTGGCTTCTCCGTGCAAAGCCTTGTGGTGATTCTTGGGAAAAAAATCGCCGCAAAGGTAAAGATGGTTTGTGTAGTCATCCTTCCTTGCAACGGAATGAGAACGAGGGATGATATGATGCAGATCCAGAGGACTGCTTTCAGTTCCATGCGCAGAGCAACCAAGGACTGGACATCGGCCATATCGACCCTTTTCACTTTCTTCACGACTAGCCGGAGTGCGGAGACGGAGGACACCACGCAACCGTTCCGGGTCACGATAGACCCGGAACACGCGTTCGATCTGTTGATGCTTATCCACTTTTCTCTTCGGGGTGATCCCCAGTATACTCAGCAGAGGCGGTGTCGGCGGGAACCAGCTGGCTACGCAGGGCTCCGATCTCGTTGATCCATCCCTCGACACTGGTCTCGTTTGCGTTGAGGCCAGCCATTAGGCGGACAACCGATTCGGCATTGGAAATGAAATTCAATTCACGCACTGCGTTGATAAGGGATTTTTCCGCATCACTCAGCATTTCGTATTCTCCTTTTTGCTCTTCGCTTGGCACGTAGTTGTCATAATCCTTGCAAAACGTCAACGGATCAACATATTGAGCAAGCATCTGATCTTTTGTCAATCCACCGCCCCAATACCCCCATGTCGGAGGCTTGTCATTCTTGACCTCAAAATGCAAATGTGCAAATTGCTGACCTCCCGACTTGCCACACCCACCAATTACATCACCACGATTCACTAGTTGTCCAATAGCATCAGCGCCCCAAACAAAACTGTTAGCATGACAATAATGAACCCAAGATCCCACATGGGGGCCCTCCAGAATTTCCCACCATTGGTGTTTTCCATAGCCGCGAGCGGTCTCTTCGCTGGCCCGTAATGCCATCTTGCACACGGCTACCAAATCCATGCCTAAATCTCCATCACCTCCGCTTCCGGCATTAAAATCGAGTCCAGGATGAAATTGATTTGAATACGTACTCCATTCGCCAAAATCATAGCCACCCATGGTCGGGTTCTGTTCTGTGGACTTCAATAATGGAAACATTCATTCCTCCTCTGTTACGGTTGACAAATCGTCAACAAAATCTCCTCGTTCCAGACGGAATCGCTGGAAGTCCAGCCAATTCCTCGTTTTCCTGTCCGCAGTCACTGGCGCGACATGTTCCTTGGCAATTCTTTCGGATGTCCAATGTTCACGCAATGCCAGAAGCGACTCCTGTTGTTCCTCCGTCAGGGAGGCGTTCCATCGGGATTGTGACGCAACAAGCAATCGCTTGCGTTCCCTGAGCAGCAATTCCAATGAAACAGACATGTCGGTGCTTTCCCGTCCGCGACCGACGCCTTCACCGCGCATTTCACGACACCGGTGCGCTTTTTCGTTGTACTCGCTCTGAATATATTTTTGCATGGCTATTCCTTCTTATCCTTTCTTTTCAATGCCTTTCTTCATGGTAAATACCGCGGATTCGATCATGGTGCTGATAAGATCGGGAGTCACGAATTTTATTCCGTGCCTGTTTGCAGAATCAGCAAGCAACTTTGAAGCGTACGCAAACTTCTCTGTTGCCTTTCCGTCAGAGATGCTTTGCTCCGCGGCTTGAACCGCCAGTTGTGCGTAGCTTGCCAGCAAGGAAAAATGATCATTTTCCTTTAGTGATGAAAGTCGTTTGTTGAGCGTTCTCAAAACGACCGGCACCATGATTCCAACGGCTATCAAGCTAAAATAGATTGCATCAATCAGAACCTTGTCCAATGCGTCCGCCATGTTCATTTGTTCCTCCGGGGTCATGACTGCAACTTGAAACAATGCTTGGAATGCCAAAATGATGAACTTTATCATTTTATTCTCCTTTGTTTGATTATGGAGAATTCTACGTGTAGAATGCAGCCTTCCCGGTTTGTTCGGAAAAATCATGGGTAAATGCGGAACTGTTCATGTATCTCACTGCGTCTTCCGCATTGGGAAAACAAAGGTGTTTCCGCTTGTTCTTTGGCATGGGAAAGTAGACCACGGTTGGTGTTCCGATGGATGGTTGACCAAAATACCGTTGGCTATAGGTATCCTTGGTCTTGTACGTTCCAGTCTTGATCAGGTATGAGGTGCCGCCAAAATCGTATCCAAGCGCCTCGGCAATCTCGTAGTGTGTAAAATGCTCAAAGTCAGGACTGTGCGTATGTCCGGTTGCGACCACATGAGCGGGGAAACGTGTTTGATACAGCCGCTTGTTGCCAGCAAGTTTGTGCGCACTGCTGTGAGAGCGAGACTGATGCATGATCAAATGGGAATAGAATGTTTCGCCAATGTGCAGCTCGACATAGCCTTCGCCCTCAAGAGCGATGGTTTTCTTCTTCATCACGCCTTCTCGCCAGATGTAATTCGCCGCTTCGTATCCAATGACCCGTTCGTCAAACTCTGTTGAGTGATTGTCCCACGTAATGACCCAAAGCTTGTCCTTGTCAATCAGGCGAGAGGCAATGTCGTGCAGGACAAGATTTTGCAACTCTCCCGAGAATGCTTGGCCATGTACGGCAGACACGTTCTTGAAGCTGCCAAAATTATCCTTGAGATCCCCAATGGTTGCCATGCCGAGGTTTGGAACTTTCATGATGAAATCGAGATCATGACGCATCTGGTCATAGTCGCAACCAAGACTTCCAAGGTGCCAGTCAGACGAGAACACCATGGCTATGGGACCGTCAGCATGTCGCAGGTCAAGGATTCCCCGACCAACCTTGAATGATGCTTTCTCGTGAATGTCCTGCATTTTTTTTGCCGCATCAAAGACATCTTCGTAGCGGACGGAGCCTCGTGGCGCTCCGGGGATCTGGGGGAATGTGTGTGTGTCTAGTTCACGGACAGGCATCACGGGAGTAGTTGCAAAGCGGGTCTTTGGTGTTCCGCTAATTGATGACATGAGTATCTCCTTGGATTTGCGGCGTATAACGATGATTCCCCGCATTTCTGCGGGGAATCGACCAGTTTGCGGAAGTAATTACTTCGGAGTGTTGTTTTCCGCCTGCTTTGCGGTCACCGCCTCAGTGGAAATGAAATACTTCCCCCACATTGCCGCGGCGGGAAATTCAGTTTCCAAGGCGTTCTGTTCCGAGACCGCCCGGTTCAACTTCTCCGTTGCGGCTTGAAGGCGTCCCTCGTTGTTGCGGGTTGAGGCAAAACGGACTTCAACCTGCGCCCGAATCTTGTCTCGTTCAAGATCTGCCCACAATTCTCCCGAATACTTTCCAGACTGGAGAATTTCCACGAAGTTTTCGTAGGGAACGTCACTGGGAGTTGCCGTTCCCTCTTCCGGGGATTCCGTGTCGATCTCGGTTGCTGTGCCGTCAATAATCATATGTTCCTCCATTACCTTGCCGTTTGTGGGTTTTGTCTTGTTTGCCAATGATTTCCGCTCCTTTCATGGTGATGAATCTAGTATAGCATCTTGTTCGAACGCTTCGTCAAATCAGACCTCCCAAAGTGGGCCATTTCCCGGATAAACAAAATTATGAGTTGGGTCATACCACTTGACCAGATCAGGCGACGGATAGACGGTTCCGTCCCGCGGAGTGCGCCCGGTTTCGCCAGTTGTCCAAGATGCAAGAACCTTTGGAGTAGGATCGGCTTTCAGGGCTCCCGCCTTGCGCGTAACCGTTATTCCCTGATAATTGAATCCATCAAGTCGTCCAATGTCCACGCGAACTCTTCCGGCTGATCCGGCGCCACCATTCTGTCCATTGTCGTCTCCATCCCATTCGCCCCAATGCGCTTCTTGTTGAACAGTGGCTTTCAATTGATACGCATTGCCAACCCACGCTTTCTTGACAAAATCCAACCATGGGGTGTCATATAGGTTATCAGTCAGTCCGTTCAATGTTTTTAACGAAGTGAGGTTGGCATAAGGAATGCTGTCTACCGTTGATGTAGCAGCGTTAGCGTTGTACGTGGGTATTATGGTGGCACTGGCAATAGTTTGCGTACCACCCCCATTTTTATCGTAGGTTATTGCGTCCCGCACAAATGTCTTAGCCACAATTTCGGCATCAACAAAGGCTTTTGGTGTCCCCGCTGAAGGATTTACCGCTGCCCATGCCAAGCTTGCAGCTGTTGTTTCTTTGGCTCCGTTTCCCGAATTGTTGAAAAACTCGAATTTCTTACTTTCAATAATCGGTGTAATTTTCATACCAATTATATATGGTGTTGAGCCGTTTGATGTATAGCTTGTTACGCCATTATTTGTTTCTGATCTATAGCTTTCGTAAGAACCGTACTCATACGTCGGGGGCAGCCAACCAGTAATTTCGTAATAGTAGAAACAATTCGGCGTAAAACGTTTTTCTGTTCCAAGCGCATCGCTGGTGCCAGTTATTCCTTCATCAGAAAATGGTGTAGTGCCGCTTGATCCGGGATCCGCAGCATACGCAAGCTCAGGCGTTGATGAAAAAGCAGTACCGCGCTCCCATTTCTCCGGCCTCCATACAGGCCTGGCGTCTCCTTGTAATCCACTTTGTCCGCCATCACCACCGTTGACACTGATGTTTCCCGACACATTTACTGGACCTGATGAAAGATTCATGATGATTGGAAGTGATCCATCGCCAGCTTCTTCTCCATGCAAATCAGGAAAATTCCAGTATGCCTGATCCATCAAACACATGGGACTCAGCCCGGGAGCCAAACCTGATACTTGTGTGCCATACCCTCCGGACAAATTCTCGGCAATAAGCCAGATTGTCCCACCAGATCCGCCTCCTCCGCCACCGCCGCCAGCTGATCGTGACCATTCCTGATAAGATCCACCATGAGTTGCTCGTCCCTGAGCTCCCGACGCGCCAATTGCCCATATTCGTCCACTTAAGCTCATGTATCGAACAACCATTCGTATTGCGCCACCCCCACTTCCGCCTTTTCCGGGATACGTGTCGGTATCTCCACCATCGCCACCCGGAGACCCTAGGTGTTGACTTTCTAGCAACATTGTCCACGGTTTTGTTCTGTTAAATGGAGCGTCATATAATCGATCAAGATCGTAATGAAATGCATTCACATGTATCTTGTTCGATGCAACGTTATCAATAAAAACATGACTTTTATTTAATCGCATTTCATTGCCAGAAATGTATTCTATGTATGTTTCAGCGTCCAGTTGACCGGTATTATTCCCAGAACCAGAAACATTTTTTTCCAATCCTTGTCCGGGAATAAAGCCAAGCGCCTTGGCGTCTGTTGCGGTGCGGACAGTTTGCGGATCAACAAGGGTTACCGGAATGTTTTGTGGTCCCGCTATCCGAGCTGCTCCTCCCGATACTGCGCCGGAGCTAGCGCCTTGTGTGGCGTGTCCACCACCTCCTCCTCCATTGATGGTTCCAGTTGGCGTTGTTGGAGCAGCATATGTCCGGCGATCACCTTCGTAGTCGGAAACCAATCCCGATGGGCAATATTGCGTAGATTGTGTATTGTTTGTGAAATGAGGATATGATGTGCTTGGTAGAACCGTCATGAATTGTTCTACGCGAAAGTCTGCTGCCCTAGGAATCTCAAGTCTTCCCCAAGGCTTCACAGTTACGTTAGAAAAAAAAGCGGTTGTTCCACCAACCGACGAAACGGTATATTTTGCAGCAAAAAAATGAACATTGATTTTGAAATTGCTAGGATTACGCACCCTGAATTGCCTAGATGCATCAATTCCATTTGGAAAGTACTCTTGCATTCCAGTCAATAACTCAGATCCACTCTTATATGTCATGTATTCTTTATCAACCGTCTTATCTTCAATGATCAATTTTTCGTAGGCTGAGGATTCGACATTCGTGTTCCTGCAGGCAACTACGGCAACTGAGTGTACTGTGTCTGTGACCGCTTTTCCCTGTCCTGCTCTTGGCCCATACAAAGAACTGGTATTGTCAGATGCACCTCCTCGCCAATTTCCCTTTGCAGAAACAAATCCGTATTTTGCAACTGCCAAAGGACCCGGCTTTGTGGGCACATCATTCCAAGCGTAATAAACCCCAAACTGAGGCAGTACGTCTATTGCTGTGCCGTTAATGGACCAATTTGAATATGGACTTTCAGAGGAAAAAGATTTTGAAATTGTGACACCAGTGGTTGTCATTGTAAAGGGTTGATTAGGCCAAGTAAATTTTGCGTTATTATCACCCCAATTGTTGCCAGTGCCGCCATGTTGCCCTCTCCAAGGATTGAACCTAGCCTCATCCGGATTTGGATCCGCCTCTGCCGAATTTGGTGGAGGGGCGACAAGTCCCCAGCCATTGTAATGTCCACCCCACCGTCCAGACCATTGCACAGCTTCTTTAATTATTCTTTTTCTTCTCCATACCTTCATTGTTGGTCCGCGAGTCTGGAATACATTTGCCGGATACAGATATGTTCTATCGAGAGTATCGGTAGTATTGCAATCAAGGGTAAAAACTGGTGTCCAAGGATCTGTTGAACTTGCCCTACTTTCCAATACGACAATGCTTCCGTAAGTAATGTCGGGACGCTTGATGACCATTGTCAGATTGCTGAAATTTGGCGGCACAACCTTTTCTACGCTGCTCGCTCCTGCCTCCAAAACGCCGTCATAAAAATCATACGGAACCGTAAGGTTTCCGGCCTCTCCGTGCCCAAAATTTATCAATCCACCTAATCTTGGAATATTAAGTCCCATTTGACACTATCTCCAATCCGTGAGTGATGTGTATTTTGTCAAGGATTTTTCTTTCTATTTCAGCATCAGAATTTGATGCAATATTTTCCAGCAGATGAACTTTCATTCTGGATTGAGAAACGGGATCAATGACCATTGCCATGAAGTGATCAAGTCCTATTTCAAAAAGGGTGATGTCAACAGTGCGATGAATTGTTCTCGGCTCATTGACAATAGGTTCCATGAGTCCATGGCCTTCTGCTCCTGAAAACACACCCGCCCCACCCCAAAAACGCATCATTGGCATTTCCATTTGCGGAATGCATCGAAGATAGATATACCCGCCGCCACCACCGCCGCCTTGTGATCCAGTCTTCTCGCCTCGCCCTCCGGGCCCACCGTTTCCTCCATTTGCAAAAAACAAAGCGGCGCGTCCAATGAGATGTCTCGTGATAATATGTATTTTTCCTCCGCTTCCTCCGCCACCTCCGCCTGACCCATACATACTGGATTGGCCTTCTTTCCCATCACTTCCAGACATGTCAATGCATGATTCATATCCTAGATGCATTGCGGAAGCTTCGATAACAATTGAAGCTCCACCAAGTCCTTGTCCTCCTCCAATTCCTGATGGGTATCCATTCCCGCCAATTGTGCCGCTTTCTCCTTGGCTATCATCATGCAATGATCCGCGCAAAACACGGTGATCCAAACGGTTGGGACGCACAGGTTTTCCTCTTCCCGGTCCCCCAAGGCCTCCCATGCCTGCGTGAGTGCCTCCTTGACCGCCTCCTCCACTGGAAAACCCATACCGGTCGCGATATGCGTGAAATCCAGAAACAGGATTGGTCAGCATCACCGAGCTTGTTCCCTTTCCGTTGATCAGTGATTGCTTGCCCATGACAAATGTCTTGCAGGAAATTTTTGCGCTATTGAGTATTTCCACACACACATTGTCCTGTATCTCAAAATGATCCACATCAATGACAATGTCTTCTTCTAGAACAGTGTTTTTCTCAATAACATAGTCTTTCATGATCATTCATGTACCAATGACTCAATAAGCTGTGCAATGACATCCAAAGATGCTCCGATTGGTATAGACAGAATACCTGATATGACTCCTTTTTCAAATCTCATGGTTGCGTCCCACAGCGCGGGATTTGCGCTGAAGCCGCAACCACCAGCCCATTTGTTGCAATGGTTCCACTCGTTTTCTCCATCGCTGTCCCAAAGCAATACCGTGTCCACTATCTGATGCTCCAGTGATTGCACTGGGACAGATATTTTATTAAACGCAACAAATGAGGCAAGATCCTTCTCTGCAACCAAATCCGCAGGAACTCCCGGCAAATGCGTATCCCCCAATGAATATTGAAAAAGATTATGATTGAGTGCATTTGATACTGAATGATATTCCGGACAGCCATTCTTGCATGCATCAATGGGAGCAGTATCTGCAAAAAAATATTTCACGTTTGATTGATCAATATATTTTATTGAAATGGAATGCCGCGAGGGCAGCTGCAAAAATACATCATCAATCATCGATTACTCCTTTTCTAGCTATTAAACAACGGTCCAGTTTCATTTCCAAACTCCAAGATAAGATTCAGAACAAATGCGGTTCCTGCAAAGGTGTCAGCAACATTTCCTACTGCTGCACCATTTCTTTGAAGTCGAATACCCAGCAAATCGCCAGGTCTTGCATTCATGTTGGGAAATTCTACCGGCGTCCAAGTAAGTTTTGTTTCCGTAAGTACAGCCCCATACGTGGTGTCCCAGTTCACCTGATGTGCTGTGCCGCCGGAATTAATGCTTACGGGTACTCTTGAGGGACGATTAGCTGCTACTCCTGCAACGCCGCCGGTGGTTGATCCAGCAACTGGACTAACGGCTGCAACAAACACCTCCCAGTTCACGGTTCCAGTGCGAGCTGCAAAATTTTGAGTAGAAGTATTATCTCCATACCAGATAATTCTTACAGTAATTGTCATGTCTGGGGTGTAGTTATATGGCAAACTTATGGTTGAATCTGCGTATAGATTATAACCATCTTGGTATATAAGCTCATGACGATTCCATCCTATGCTCGTAACTCCATCGGGAGCACCATTTGCAGCACGTTGTTGAATCATTGGCGCACTTGTAATGTCACCAGGAGGAACCACAAAACTTTGTGCGGGAATGGAAACTCTTGGGGCAAACAATCCAGCAACGCCAGTTCCTTTGCCAATGATTGCTCCAGATGCCCAAATCACCACATCATCTGCCACACTTCCAAGACTGGTAGTAGTGTCTAAAACAGCATCGCTGGCATCATTTTGTGTTCCGATGATTAACCGAGAACGCTCTGCTGCTTCACCTAATGTAATGGTATCCTGATATTGAATATATCCATAATCGCTGCCAGAATTATTCTTGGACCTGAAAACGATGCTGCTTGCTCCACCTTGATCGCCATGCTCAAGGATCAATGTTCCTTTAGGTTTGTTGTTATCCAGTGTGGGAGCACCGGTAGCCGATATTGCAGTCGATATTGCAACGGTACCTGTTGCCTCGTAAAGATGCAGAAGTGCACTTGGAGCAGTAGTTGCAGGGAAATAATTATCTGAAATTCCTACGTTTCCGTTATTTGCAATGTACATCTTGCTTCTCAAAGATGTTTCAGATACTACATATGAACGGAAGTGAAGATCCTTGAATTCAATGCTTCCGGTATTCCACGTTGAATCATTTCTTGCCACAAAACCAAGACGGTATTCATTTGCAATGCGGTCAAATTTTCCTTTCAGTCCGCCAGATACGTCAGTTACGTTCACGGTAACAGGTACTGTCAAAGTAGGAGTTCCTACAAAGGTGATCGTTTTTAAGACGTAGTCAACAGAGTCGATAATATACGCAATCGAATTTATGGTGAATGTTTGGCCAGCAAGAAATCCATAGACTCCGCTGTATGTTGTGTTTGTTGGGGCACTAAGAACAGTCTTGCCTGAGACAACAGTAGCAACAGAAAACGTCCCCATCAATGATGGAAGCGCCGTGTATGTGCCCAGTCTCCACGGCTTGTCCGTTGTGCCCTGATATACCTCAAAGATGTTTTGCGGGGTGGTATTCAAGAATGAAGTTGCTGGAGTAGTTGCGGTTGGGGTGATTTCCATGCCGTTTACTGTGACATTGGCATCAAAATCCACGCGTTTGTTATAAAGCAACAAACTGTCAGCGTTGGAAAAATCTGTCAGAACAAAGGTCTGAAAGTTTGGAGACAGCGTTCCCGGCTGTCCGGGTTTGCCAACTTGCGTTGCTCCTCCCGAAAGCTCGGCAAACCCCGAGGTGCCTAGCGGAACAGCGGATACCGCAAAGGAACGCAGAGCGTAATTATTTGTGCGGTCTCCACCAATGACATTGCTGGAAAGAATCCAATTCATGCCTCCCAGCGCTGATCCAGCAATAACGCTGGAATCATTTCTCGCCTGAAATGTCAATGTTCTTTTTACTTGAGCAATATTATTTAATGTGGATCCAATTTGCGCATTTGGATACATTATTACTTTGCTTACTGATCCATATTCAGTGTTGCCAATTGCTGTTCGTTGAGCTTGTATTGCAAATCCATTGTAAGTATCCATGGTTGATGTGCTAAGTGCAATGGTGTAATGTCCAGCTCCGGAGGAATCACTTGCTTGTGTAAGATATGTATTCCATTTATTCATGGAGCCGGTTTCATAAATATACGGAGTAGTAACGGTGTCGTTTGGATTGTTATTGTTAGGGTTTACACTTCGTTGCATAAGGGATATCATTGGTCGGGCTGATTGATTGGTCGACCATATTTCCACAAGAGCATCATTAGGGGTTCCGGATGTAGCGACAATATTGGTAAACTCTGCTTTGCCTTTGTTCATGAGAATCCCATCTTCAAACAAGGATTTTCCCATGACACGAAGTTTTCTTGGTTGATCTCCCATTGTTCGAAGTATGTTTTGAGCATTCATAAGATCGGAAACTTGCGCAATATTGGATCCGTATTGAAGCGTTCCTATGGTAACGTGCCCAGAATTGTATCCGCGCAGAAATTCGGTCATGTATCTAGTCTGCGTATTGTTGTCTGTGGCATATCCTCCCATATATCGCGCTTCAAGAGAAAGGTACCCATTCCTGTCTCCTGGTGTAGTATTGACTTTCCCACCTCGAATTCCACCAAAAACTGCGTAGTCTGATCCCGAATACGTAACTTTGCCTCCAAAAACTATACGACCGCCAACATCAGGAAGGATGTTTTCCGTGGCCAGAGGACTTTTTGCGATCATTTGTTGGGGATTAGATGGACTTCCAATAGAGGTAACAACCGTTGATTGATTTGTATCGCTTATATATTTTATGGTTACATAATTTCTTTGGACAGAACCAACAGTAGTAGAAATCACATTTGATGTTGCCTCAAATGTTGCTGTGCCCGTTGATGTGCTCACTGTAATGATCGACCCTTTTGATGTGTCATTGACCGTAAAAAGGCCCAAAGCATCTGTGTTTCCACTTGTTATCGTGAGCCAATTTCCTCCTGAAAGTCGATTTTCTGCAGAAATATATCCAGAAAATGTAGACTGAGTGTTGTTCACTTGGGAATTGTAAATATCGGTATCCCATATTGCCAAGGCAGATTTAAGCGCATCAGCTCCTTGCAATTTGGCGACGCTAGCTTCGCTTGTGTCCCCAACAAGGTTATCCCGTTGCTTTCCGGCAGGCCCTGTCAATCCAAAAAATTCCGTTGCTGTTCCAACTCGTCTGTCTCTGAAAGAGGCTCCGTCAGTGTCTGCTGGAGGCGCACCAAAGCTGACACCCACAGGAATGTTGGTAGGCCAACCATGCGTGTGATCTCCACGTGAAACGGTCAATGATGAACCAATTGTTGGTGCGCCGAGAGAAGATGGCAAAAGAGAGGATGCTGCATTCTGATATTGTTCTCGCTCGTGTCGGTGATCGCGTCTTGCTGCAATATTTGAACGTCCTTCCACCCACACATCTGACGGAAGTGACGCTTGTTTCATGAAATTTGATTGCGCTGTTTGATCATTCCTGATCATCTGCGCAGATGTGGAAAGGTGCCTATCCCCACTGTTGATGAACGTTTTTTGTTCATTTCCAATATTTGTGATTGAAGACGAAAACACAAGATTAAGCTTGTCTACAGTTAATCCAAGAATGGGGTAATTTACGGTAAGGTAAGGAGTATCCGCACTTGTTGACAAATTGACAACTTCAATAAAATTTTGCCTAGTTGTTGGGCGCGGATTGTTTGTAACGGGGTAGTTTGATCCACTTTCAAACACAGCAACTGATGTAATTTGGCCGGTGGTACCGGTAGTGGTAACCCCTGTTACTCTAACTGAGCCCCTAGTTCCTGATCCATATCCATTGACGGTAAGGACATCGCCTACTTGGTATCCAGATCCACCATTGGCAACCGTTATTGCTCCCGAAGCGGTCGGCAATTGTCCATCTATCACAGTACATTGAAATGTTGCAGCATTTGTAAAATCTGCCCCCGAAAACATGTGTCTTAGCACATAACGTATTTTGGCTTGATCGTTGACGGGTCCAGCGACCGCATCCGTCACAATCATCCTTGGCGCTATACTGGCAAATTTTTGGAATTCTTCATAGAAAGAAAGCGTAAATTCTTTTACGGCAACGTTATTGACTTGAATCTTTGATTCCACGCCAATTTTTTCCAAAAAGTTAAGGTTATTCAAAGCAGCATTGGCTGTAATGCTTTTCCAAACCGCTGAAGATTTTGTATTGAAAGAGAATCCAGTGTTTGTTGAGTATCGTATTTCTGCTCCATTGACGGACACATCGCTTACTACTGATCCAACGGTCAGTGTTCCCAAATTTTTTACTTCATTTTCCATTGCCGAGGCAAGACTCGTCAACGTTGTTGCACCGGTAACCGTAACTGTTGCGGTTTTGTCGTTGTCAGTGGAAGAAGGAAGTCCTACTGTTATTGATATCGTAAAAGTTCCGGTATTTGTCACAGAAAAAGGTTCATTTGATAATGTACTGTCACCAGACATGCCGGAAATGACCGTTGTTCCTGTTTGTGGCTGCGTATTGTACACTCGTCCCGCAATAAAATAGTATTTTGGAGAAAGTGTGTCATACGAAAGATTGAACGCATCGAGTGCTCCAGATATTGTCAAGTCAAACGTGTCTGTGGAATCGTTCATTTGCCCAGAGAGATTGATCAATGGTCCCCTGATAAAATTGATTGATCGCGCTTTTGGATATGAGTTCCTTGTTGTCGACCCTGTCGTGTCAACAACGGAAGAATTGACACGCAATTCCACTCTGGCATTTGCGTTGATGTTTCCAGTAATGTCAACTCCATTGATCTGATCTGTTTTTCCGTTGATAATTCCGGATTTCAAAATTGCTTTTTCAGCGGCGATGTATGAAGTTCGCAGTTGCTTGATTCGGCTTGTTTTGTATTTTGTTGTAGCCACAAGTGCAGGAGAATACATTCCGGCCGCAAGAGAAGGACTGAACGCCGAAAGTGTTCCGACGCAACCTACTTGCGCCCCAAGGGTTGTTTCGATTCGCAAAACAACATTTGATATGCCAGCAATTCCGGAGATCGTAAATGAATTGTCATCATTGGAAACTGTTACAACAGTGACTGTCGAACTTGTGGTAATTGATCCCTCGGACCATACAACAGAAATCCTGTCTCCATTTGAAATTCCAGCTACATCCGAATTTGGGCCACAAGTAAATGTGACAATATTGCTTGCTACCGAAAGTAATCCGGAAACCTGTTTTGTCCCAGAGCTTAACGTTGCTACCGTTGCGGTTGATGTGGTTGATCCGTTAACAACAACAACCTCGTCTCCAACGTGATATCCAGACCCACCGTTGAGGATTTGAATAGTGTTTCCAGTGATTTTTATCTTCAGTCCGGTTCCTCCGGCCAATCCGGGGTTTATCAGATCGTTGTTTTGCGAATATCCGACAATCAATCGTCTCTGAACAAAAGCGTCGAGAGACGCCTCAATTGATCCTGACACGACAAGTCCGTTTTCCGCAATGGCGCTCGCTTCCCATTGTCTGATTTTTGTGGTTTGAAAAGATGTGGAATCCTTGAAAAATTGACCAATATTTGTTGCGCCCACGGAAACGATGAGAGAATCCGTGTTGCTTGTGTCCAAATACGAAAACCCCGTCTTTTTGTTCTTGGTTGAAGTTGCCGAATAAAAAGTTAATGATGGCAGTGCCGCAGTACCTGCATCTTGCACTAACACCCTGCTTGGAATGACATAGCCTACATTCCCAGTCTTGTCATCTGTAGTCAGATACATATCAGCAGGGAAATTGGGACGACCAAGAAGAGGATCTTGCTGTGTAGCTATAGTTATCCTGTCCCATCTCTTTCCAGTATCTCCGTCAAATCCATCATATCCTTCATTAATAAGTAAATGAACATGAGTGCCAATTTGTGCGGATCCACCAGCAATAACTGATCCGGTTTTGATGCCAACAACGTGGGAAAGATCATCGTATATCCAATTCCCATTTACGCTGGTGTGGTACGCCATGCAGATTGGAATTCCGTAGACTCTTCCATCTACAGTGTTAAGAATTTTTGCATCATTTGCCGTCCCCCTCCCGGCAATGTAAAGATATTCATCCCTTGGCGAAGAAAAATCAACGAGGCTATTCTTTACTGAATTTTCATACGAGGTGCCAATTGATTCAGTTACCGGATAATCACTGGATCGATAGAAAACATAGGTTGATTGATCAACTGACCTCCCGCCTCTTGCAAGAACTTCTCCGTTGCCACCAAAAGTTGTGATGCTTGGTCCAAATCCAAGAGAATTAGTCGCTCTGTTTTCAATTTTGGTGCTTCGTATTCTCCACCGAAGTTGCACCCGACGAGAAGTCTCCGCTCCATAGATAGGATCGATAATATTGTTGTATGGGTTTGTCGCTGTGTTCCTGTTTTCTTCCCCACCATATGGGTCAACTTGATAGGTCTTTTTTTGCTGATCTCCAGCCGAAACAATTTCGTTTTGAACAGTTACTGGCGTGATTTCTTCGTACCAGAACTCCAGCCAGAAAAAATTGCCAAACGGCGCAGTAACCGCAAGATTGCCTGTATTAGCTGTATAAACAGAAGATTTTTGCAGCCCCGCATTCGTTGTTCCGCGGACTTTTATGGTCCTGCCATAAAGGTTTATATCGCAAGGATATGGCAGGGCTAGAATCCCAGCGTTGCTTATTGTGAATCCCGGTGTTTTGAAAAATCCGGAACCATCAAAGATATTGTTTGCCAAACTGCCAATGCTGTTCCTCAAGATATTTTGCAAGACATTAAGATCAAAATCCATGACGCTTTTCCCTTGCTGGAATAGCACGGATTCCCATGAATGAATAGTGGAATCTATCTCATTGATTCTGCTTACTCTTGACGGATCGTATCCCAAATATGCATTGACTGGTTTCATTTTGTTCTCCAAATTTCGTTGCTATTGTTATTGTAACGGTTTTACGATAAATGATACACCGGTTGCTTTGTATCTGTTCACTAGCTGATAGACAAGAGAGTACAATCGCGGCGAAATGGTTCCATCTTCCTGATCCGGCTCGACGTATACGGTGAATGTTCCAATTCCTGTCAATGGGCCGAGCTTGTTCATGTTTCGTTCTTCGCTTGTTTCAAATGCAGAACCAGGTGTGATTTGCGACCATAGCGAATATCCAACATCAAAATTGACTGGATTATTTAAAGAGCCAATGCTTTTTGTGGGAAATGAGCTTATCTCATATTCAGCTATGGATTCGGCAGTTCCCGAAATTCTGGATATGATAGTGGTTCCATCAGGCAGAACGGGATTCAATGACACATGAGTTGAAGCAACGGAAATCATTGATTCGAAATCAATGGTCACGCCGTAGCCAACGGCATTGACATGGAGTATCTGATACCCATTATCACTAATTTTTGATATGTCTATGTATCCGGAAAAGCTTCCTTTTGTTCTCTCTGTTGGGGTTACCACAACGGTGTCGACATCGTAATAGTCATGATTATTTATGGAAGGGACTGTTGGAAGCAGTCCGGAAAAAGCCAGAATACTGCTAGTCGCCAGATGATGTCTTGAGTCTGGCAGGACTTTCCATATAGCTGGGGTCGTATCGACTCTGGGAGCAACGCATGTGTACCAGCGGCCAGAACTTTGCTGATAATACAGTTGCCCATAATAAGCGCCTTCTATCGAGGGGGCAACAATGCTTGAGTTATTCAGATCTTCAACAAATAGCAACTTTGAGTCTGATTGTGCTCCAGTAGTTGCATTTACCAAAAGAAAGGGAGCGCCTCCATCGACAACTCGTGCGCGACCATTCAATGCATTTTCAAGAATATCCGCGATGGCCCAGTTGTTCGTCTTGGGCATGATTGTTTCCCAAAGAAGTCTTCCGCGGTAATTTTCATCAAATCCAATCTCCGATGTGGCTCGTTGAATTCCCAAGACATCTCCCCAGTAGTTCAACCACTGTCCAGACGCCACTCGAAGGTCTGTTTGTCGCAATGCATTTTTTACAGACAGCTGATGCTCACGCAACGTAAGCATCAACGAGAAAATAAGCTGGTAATTGGGAGAGGTAAATTTTGGCCACAAAGTAATTGAGGTGTCAATTTCCAATGATCCCTCAAGAAGTATTGTTGAGAGAAGATCAAGACTGGTGGCAGAAGCGGCTTCATGCAAGGAAAAACTTATGCCACCTTGCGTATATCCAGAAGGATATTTTTGATTGAAATATTCCACAAGATTTTTTATGGTCATTTTTCGCATGTCAATGTATTCAGGATCAATATAAGACACGCGAGGACTTACTGTCAATATTCCGTCTTGTATTGTCAATGTTATGGTGTCATTTGCATTTGACAAGGCGGGAGCAAAGACACGTATTTCCAATAAGTTTTCTATCATGGCTTCTGCGGAAAAACCGGATGGCATTTCTGCAAAAAGACGCTCAGCTATGGTGGAGTTTTCAATGGGAAGTGCAGGAATTGTCATTTTCTTATCTTATATTTATGGTATTTGCGCGAATCACAACGCCTTTGTTAGGCACATACACAGTATGGGCGGTTCCCAGTTCGTCAGAAGCCACAACATTTACTGCTGCCACGCCTGGAGTCTTCATGATTTCCCTGATTAATGAAGAAATCTGGAAAAATTTTCTTCCATCATTATAAAAAGAGTAATCCTGAGGAACAAGCACTCTTCCGTTGCGACTTACATATCGCGAAAGCGCAGGGATGAAATCCTGTCTTGACTGATAATCCGGACTTGGATCCCAATAGTACGGCAAATCGCCATTGAATCCATACATTTTTTCTTTTGTCTGAATGGAATCATAGGTAGGAACAAGCCTAGTCGTTGCTGCTCCGTTTGTATATCCTGTTCCTCCATCATTGAGCTTGATGACAATGTTGGACGGCGCGTCTCCTATTTTGGGTACGATTGCTCCCTCAGCACCGGGTGTGTCTACCAAAATTCCTCCGCTGGATACCCTGTCGACGGTAAATACTCCTCCCGATCCGCCTTCTTGGATAACTTCGATCCTGTCTCCCACCCTATAGTTTGCCGTTGTTGACAAAAACGTATTAACATTGACTATTGCTCCATTACTTGTTGTAAGACTTGGAAGGAATAAATTGGTGTTTGTTCTCTTTGGCTTGTACCAAACAAACTCCGTTGCCTGATCTCCCGAGTAATAGTATGTTGCCAAGAGCTGCCAGGCATTTGACGCAGATGACCACTTGAGAATTTCTGCGCCTATTACCGCCGGACCTGTAGTAGTCGAAGGAATACTCCATGTGATTTTTACCGGACGTGCTTTGGTAGTGAGCGTTGACGAAGCGACGGATTTTGTTCCCATTGAATCAACCAGAACAACCTTGTATTGATTTGTTTCTGAAGAATCATAAATGTCTTCGTACAAAGCAGTCGCTAACGGGATATCAAACCCATCTCCAATGTCCAAGCTGTTTATATATTTTTTGATATTTGCTTCCACATTGGCAGAAAGAGTGGCCACAGACCATCCCGAGTACAACGTGAGCTGCACGTCAAAATTGAAAAGCTTGAATTGCGACGGCTTTACGGAAACAGGAATTCCTGCAGATTTGTAGCCCGGGTAAATAATTCCGGTCGTGCCATCAATATATCCGGAAATGACTTTTTCACAAGCAGTAATAAGCGCCGTGCTTACCTCTTGCGATGTTCCGTTGTGTATATACAAATCAACGATGTTGTTTGTTGACTCAGAAACAAGTGCGCTTGTTACCGATTCGCTTACATATCCCTTGGTATCAGAAATGAATGTTGTTTTTGCGCCCTCTTGTATGGATTCCCTTGTGCCCCGTGCAAGTTTTTTCAGATAACTGGAAAATCTCATTTTCCATTCTGTTTCCGATTCCGGATCGTATCCGTATTGTATTTCTCCTGTATTGTTTCCTGATGCTATTCCGTACACATTTGTCACAAGTTCAGTTACGGTATTTGCTCCGGTGTTTCCAAAATTTCCAGATATTTCTGATTCAACATGAACAAGAGATTCGTTCTGCGTTGATGATAGCACTGATGTTTCGGTAGTTCTGTATCGTTTTGTGGTGCCGGGAACGCCTATTTGTGTGCCATATGGAATGGTAATTGATCCCGTTATTGCCTGAGCCGTACTTGAGGTTGGCAACGTGGAGATTGCCCGGTAGTCAGAAGTAATATCCAATGACTGTCTCCCATTATCTACATAGGTAAAATAATTGGTATTTGGAGTCATTGTCAAGTTTGTCTTTTCTATGGTGTTTACGCGCTCAACAAATGGCCACAAGGAATCCTGCGCCGTACTGGCATAGAATTCCGTCAAGACATTATTTGTATCATCCGGATTCAATGATGGGCCTGAAATTGCGTGTCTCATGGGAAAGACTTTTGTGGGCCAGTATGTCCCGCTTCCGGATGCGCTTGTATTATTATCCCTGAATAGTATTACAGGCTTTTCAGAAAGCACATAATCTTCGCTTGCGTCCATCGGAACCCAATACAATGAGTTATTGTCCGAGATGGTTTGCGATCCTGAAGAAGATCCGCTTAGTACTGAATAATACTTTTCTGGCGCAACAACATAGATTGAGCCAGAGGAAAGCTGCTCCACATTTCCTGACTGCCTATTAATTTCGTAGGTATTCGATAGCTTTCTTAGCGGTGAGGGGTCCAAAGTAAGGTCTTGTTCTCCGGAGAGAAAAGACATGAGATTTGTGGACATGGAATGAAAAAGCAATTGTCCAGCTACGGGTTTTGGTGTCGCCGTTTCGTAGGTGCTTGCGGTCAAGACCGTGTTGGTGGATAGCGCTACGCTGGCAGTGGCAGTTCCCACCACTCCGGAGACAGCAGAGTACGAAGATGATGCATAGCCGAGAACATATGTTCCCATTCCGCCATTGGAGGTTGCGGTGTAGGTAATTACAATGTTTTTGATACTGCCGACAGTGTTTGTCGCCGTTGATGATGAACACTGGACAACGAAGGATGTGGCTGTCTTGCTGATGACCGTCCCTGTTGGAGCAGTTCCTGGGGACGATGCCGAGGTGTCCGACTCTGCCGAGAATACCGCCTGTCCTGCAGTCACATCAAAATACAGTCCGGCTGTAGACGGAAGTGTCACGGTATATTGCTTTGCCGAACCGACGGTGCTTATCAATCCCACTGTTCCTGTTGCCGTTCCACCAGTTGTGATTGGGGCTGTGGGCGTAAATGTCAATATTTTGTTAGACTGACTTAAAACATACACCGGCGCCGTTGTTGTGGATACCGACAAACGATGTCCGGGCACTATCGTTCCGGTTGTCATTCCAGTCACCTTCAATTCGGAACCAGCTATGAATCCCGATAGCGTTGCTTGATGAATAGTGCCTGTAAGGATGTTCTCTGAAATGCGTAGGTACCGAAGGTCATTTTTGGGAATAATATCTGATGCACGTCGCACGTTGTAAGTAATTCCTTGTGTCCCGCCACGCGAAGATCGAACCTTGATGAGTGCAGCAAGACTCGTTGTTTGACGATATCGTGGCGGAAGAGTGGTGACAAACGTAGCAGACAGCGTTGCAGGATAGGAGCTTGTCTCTACATAGTTGCCTGTTGTTGCAAAATCATCAATGTAGCCAGTGCGTACTCCGTTAGTGGTTACTCCGCCAGTGCTTGTTGTCGCGCTTGTTACGCGGATGCTTCTTTGTGCAAAGGAAATCGATTGTATGCTTCTTATTTCCGTGGAATTAGCTGATGTGTCTGAGGAGGCATTGCTGGGAACAGAAACAGTCACTGTTGTGTCGGTGATAGTCAATACCGTGCAGGCACCACTCAACACGACGTTATTTGTTGAAGCATAGACAAATGTCAGAGGATCGGTTAGGGTGAAATTATCTGTGTATCCTGCAGGTAATGTAATGGTTGCTATATTACTGGCTACAACAAATGAGAATGGTCCGGTAATTGTACGCGTTGTTGGTATCGAAAAAAGATGTACCCCTGAGGCCCACGCTGTTGGAGAACCATCTAGTGAACGATAAACGTGTGAGGCGGTTGCTCCAGCAGGAATTGCCCATGTCAGGCGACCTATGGTGGTTGCCTGAACAGAGGTGCTTGGCAAGGATTCCCTTCCGTCCGCGTTGGAAAATGTTACCTTGTAATTTCTTGACGGTGTAAGTGCAGTGTTTGCAGTTGATAAGAAAGTCGGAGTCTGTGACGCATTGATTCCACTGTATGCAGATAACGTATATCCTGATCCACCATCTACAACGGAAACAGTTGCGGCACTTCCACTAATTACCGAATCCACCCTGAGCTTTGCCAATGTTCCAGGTGTCTCATGCACTTCCTTGTTGACCGTAATGATGTCCCCCTCCTTGATGGATGTTCCCCCAAGTCCAGAAGGGATAACTGCAGAACTAATTGCGCCGTTTACAACGGTAAGATCCAGACTTGCAGAAGTCACCGTTGCAGGTGAAGAAAGAACGGGACTCGATGTTGATCCTGAGTACGAGCCATCTTGCGATACCACATACGCGAATTGATCACTATCACAAAGTGCTCCTGATTCTTTACCGACGGAATAAGTCAATACATCATGAGCGGAAAAGTTCGCCGTTGTCTTTTCGTTGACACGTAAGTCATATATTGTGCCGCCACTTGCAATATCCGCATCAACGCCGCCCGTTGAAACAAGATTCAGCAAAACTTCGTTTGTGGATGGCAATGTAGACACACTAGTCGTGTACGATCCGCTACTCAGTACGGATACCGTGAACGCGGCACCGGAAACACGTACATCATTTACAGCCCCTCCTCCGCACGACATTGTCAAGATGTTGCTTCCAACAACCATTGTCGATGCAGCAATAGTGATTACATATGTCCCATCACTAGATACTGAGGATGAATAGATTACCGCATCGGAAGATACAGATGTTTTTGCAATTGCCGGAGTAATTGATGCTGCCGCGCTGGTAAGCGAGATCCTATTGCCGGGTATCCATTTTTCAGGAGTCAGCGTAAGTCCGGATATTTGCAGATACGTAACAGTTCCGATTCCTGTCACCAAAACAGGCGCAATAGTGAGATTTGAGATCGTTTCCAGTAAAACGGACGTTACTTGCACGGTTCCGCGAGTGGTGCCAGTGCCTACAGTGCCTACATACGCAACGTCTCCTGCCCAGTAATTAGAACCACCGCTGATCACGGTTATCGCGCTGGGCAGGGAGTAGCCTGTTGTTGTTATTGTTGTTCCGATTAAGGTTGTTATTGGTACCATCGTCCCCGCAAGTGTCATTCCGGACCCAAGTGTGTGATATCCATAACCCACATCCAATATGGTCAGGCTAGGGCTAGGTGTTGATCCGCTGTAAGTAAGTCTTGCCAAGGCGGTTCGATTATAATAGGAAATACCATTGGCAATATACGGCTGCTCAATAAACCAGAGCGAGGAGTAATTCGAGCTAGTATTGTACCCGGAAGCTTCGGATGTTTTAATATTCGCAGGAAGAATATTCAGAATACCTGTTGCAAGCTCCGTCAACGTAATTGCGGATATCTTGAGCCCAGTTCCCGCCTGGAAAATGACTTCATCATTCGTGGTTGTCTTTTTCCATCGATAGATACGGTATGAGGACATGCCGGATGGCCGGGAGATAGCAAGTGCGGTGGACTTCTGTGGTGATTCGTTTCCTTTCGGCAAAGAAATTGGCTGTTCCACTATCGCGCTTATGCCACTTTCCGCCTCATGATTCTCTCCCAAATTTGCTATGGAAGTAACCGCATAAAAATACGTCTTGCCATAATCAAGGTTGCCGCCGCCGCTTAAGCTGATCGATTCAATCACAGGAGTTGCAGGAGCAGAAAGCGTAATTGGGATGGTCTTTTCGGAAGTTGTGAAATTATTCGATGTTCCCCGATACACCGTATATCCAGTAGCATCAGTCACTTGTAGCCATTTCAACTGTATTGTTTTTTGCAAGTTTGAATTTACCGTGACAGCAAACTGATCGCTAGGTGGACTAGATATCAATGATGACTTATCGGCAGTGATGCTGTAATAATATGTTGACAGCGAAAGGGATTGATTCTTGAATCTGTCAATTGTTTTTGCTTGTATATCAAACGGAGTACCGAGTGCGCTTCGAAAGATCTTGTAATAATTCGCTGATGCAATGCCGGGAAAAGTAATTTCCGCGCATTGCAAACCTGTTTTTCCAATTTTTATTGACAGCGGAGTTGCTCCGACACTTCGCGGAGTGGCGGGGACGAGTGTCGGATCTTCCTCATAGGAAACAACGCTAAAGTAGTATTGGCCGACATACGAATTCAGCATCGGTAATGTCGATGGGGTTTTTGCAGTCAACAACGATGATGATCCCGAAAGCTGCAGGCTTACATACGAAGCAATATTTGTGCTTATCAGTGAGGGATCAACCGACGCGCGATAGATTCGATATCCAGAATAGCCATCTTGTGACGCCCAACGAAGCAAAGCGGAAGAATTTTTTGCGCTGATTGAGTTTATTTTCAGTCGCGCAGTCGAAGCACTCTCTCTTGAGGACGCAGATCCTGTCGATGCAACATATCCCGATACTCCATAATAATAATTCCGATTGGTCGGCAAAACACCGTCTTTTTCTGGTGATTCAAAAAATGTCAATCCTGCAGTTTGTGATGGCTGATCAGCGTTCAGCTCTATCGGCGAAACGAGCATTTTTCGGTAGAACGTGTAATATCCATTTGCTCTGGTCGCTTGAAGAAGTGGAAAATTGAATGATTGCTTGATTGATGTAACGATTGATTCTGCAAGTCCTTCTGAAAAAGCGACATTATCGTTGTACAGCTCCTTGGCAAGGGCCTCGGAAAGGGATCGAATAATGGATCCTTCTGAAAAATCAGTAAGAAATCCAGTATGTCCGAGGAAATATCCTACCAATCTCCCAACGATGTCTTGCTGTCTAGAAAGACGAAATGTTTCAACCATCACAAAATCCTTTTTATATATTTATTTGGATTGGCGTCACGCCAATAACGGTTCCTGTTTCGGAAAGTTTTATTGTAAGGTTGTTTACCAAGATAGCTGCCACATTTTTGTCATACGAAACTTGGATGGAATCTATGGAAAATACTCGCGGATCTTCAAGTATTGTCTGCGTTATTCCGGTTTGTACATCATTGAGCATGGAGAGCGAGTATTTTGATCCGACGGAATTTGCAGCAAGGTTTCCAAATCCAGGTTGCGTTGATAGTGATTTGTATGGTGTTTGCAATCTATTATACAGTGCTTGAACAACATTGTACCTACCGTATACCGCCTTTATGTCAGTGCCGCTTCCACCCGCAAATGAAATCTGCCCAGATTTATCAAGGAAGATATCCTTTCCCCAAACGTCCGTGGGATCGTCCTTGTATAGTGAGCGCTGCAAAGCGGCATTTGTTCCATTTACATTCGGAACCAAAATAATGTCTCCGGTTTTCAATACCCTGCTTACGGAAAACTCAGGATTATCATGAAAGGAAATTTCTGTTCCCGCAACATAGAAATTGGTAATCCCCTTGTATGCGGTTCCAATCGCAGGAGGACTCGTGTCATTCACAAACACAAAGCCGGTATCTGACTCTTCAATTGATTCACTTGGCGATGTCAATACTGTTGACAGTCTTTTCAGCGAATTACTGGATGTGCCAATGTACACCGCCACACCTTTGACGCCATCTGGCCAGACTGAAGGAGCGTGAAACACCATGAATTCGTTTGAAGAAAATAATGTTGACGCTGCATTGTACGAAGATGGGGAATATGTGATGGATCGCACATACCCCGCCACTGGCGGGTTTGCAGCAAGCGCGGTCACGTCCGGATTTGTTACGGCAACCGTGACGTACGTATCATTCAGTTTGCGTATCCTCGCTGTTCCTGCGCCTATCTTGCCTGTTAATCTGGGCAACTCGACGGCTGATGCCGATACAAGTGTTGTCTGCAAACCATTGATATCATCAAGTCCATCCATCGATTGTGGGTAGAGGTCGTATGTATATTCAATCAACGCTCCTTGATCAGACAATCGTTGCTGCACATTCCTGATTTCCGCAAAAGGAAGTGAGTTTGCATACTCTGATGTAAATGGAGAGGCTACTGATTCATGTAGCACTGTTTCGGTGGAATTGTTTCCTATCCATGTGTATTTTACATAATACCTTGCAGCTGTTGGTCCGGGTGAATTTCTCATTCTTGAAGAAGAAATTTCGCCAAAACGCTCGTATGAGATAGTGGTCCACGTGCCGGGTGCTCCTGCGGTAACGCACATCCACGGCACATTGATGATATCCATGAGCAGATCACCCGCATTGTAGTATGTTGTTTCTGGACCAGATCCATTTTCTGACCATATGCCATTGAAATAGACCTTGCGCTTGATCAACCCCGCTGAAATTGCATCATTGACCGGATTGTCAACCAAGACGGTATCAAACTCAACGGTTCCTTTGGGGAATACTTCTCCAAAAGCATTGATATCCCTGAATTGATGGAATCTTTTTATTTTTATTGTATCGTGAGCAGTGTCACCATTGAGGAGGTATTTCCTGATATACAGTATTGCTCCGGGGGCAAGCACGTGCCGAGGTATTTTTCCGGAAATGATGTCATCATAATTGAATGATAGTCTTGTGCTGCCCACGGGAAGATCGGTCGGGATAGGAATACGCGCTCTTTCGGGATTAAGCTGATCATAGGCGTCATCAGAAATGAATGGAGCCCGGAGAGCATTGATCGAGGCAAGTTGTACCCACAATGATGCTGATCCAAGATATTTATCGGCAAGCGACGCCAATGTATCAAGAGAACTTAACGTGTGGCTGATGTATGCCATTATCGTATCCGCTCAACAACAATGCTGTTCAAGAGTGTTTTAAGTGCATCTCTTATTTCAAATGGAGGGCGGTCATGTCCAACATAGAAATTGTCGCTGACAATATCCCATTTTGCAAGCTTGTCCATGATTGGGGCGGCAGCAGCGTTTACGGAAAGATCCATGCCACCCTTTTGTCCGTTGTAATATTTTGCTTGATTTACCGTCAATGACATGTAAAAACCAACGAGAACGCAATTCTCATGAATCTTGGCAAAGAAATTATGCGCCAGCTGATTTCCTTGATCTTGTCCAAATAATTCATTTTCCAGATAAGACAGGCATTTTGATAGTACATCACAGATTGCTCGTGATTGATTGCGAAATGATGGAGTCTGCACATCAATAAATCTCTTGTTGTCATCAAGAAATTTTGAAATTTTTTCCAATTCTGGGTACTCATCAAGAAGCTTCAGAACATTAGGATCCATTTTGCTTCTGTAATCAATGTATTGAGATATCTGGACATTCTTTAATTCGTAGGGAACGACAGACACTTGTAGAGGCATAATGACTCCTTTCTTGCTGTTAATCTGGAGATTGAGTGACTTGGCCTAGTCTTATGAAATCGGAGCTAGTCAAATTCAGCACATATAATGTAAGTTTGTCTCCATTTTTGAATTTTTTGGATGGGTCTTGAATTCCATTGCACAGCATCATTTCGTTGGCAACTTTTGCTGCCATGGTCGCTGCCGAGGATGATGTTTCGTGTGCACCACCAAATAGTCCGGGATACACTTTTACAAGAATTTCAGTAAAGGTAAATTCCCTGTCCCTACTTACATAAATTGTAGATCCAAACTCATCTGGTCCAGTCGCCTCCTTGATTATTTCTCTTGGAACAATATAATCAAACCATTTATCTGGAACCATCTTATCAACTTGTTTGGTCGCCGCTGCCTCGGCCACCTTGGCAGTATCTGGTGCCGTGCGTTTTGACGTGGGTTTTTTTGACGAATAGATGTTTCTTCCAATGATGATCATGGATAGGGCGTAGCGATTCTCAAGAGGTTTCTGAATGCTACGGGTCATGGTAAAATCCTTGATCGTTACGGGCCATCGACCAAAATTCGGATTGTCCTTGTAGGAAATGGTCAGTTGAAGTTCAACCGAATTTGGGCCCACCGCGTTCTCGCACAGGTCGAAATAACTTTCCACCAATTGGCGCAAAAGCCGGTATTGGACGAGGCCCGGGTTGCCCACAAGCGGGTTCAGTCCAGTCTGCCCAGCAATGATGACCGATGACAATCCTGCGCCCATATGGTCAACATGGGCCGCTCCTCTGGCCGTCTGATACACCTGCACTCTACCAGGCATCTGGATTGTTACCTGATCTGGAGAGACATAAAATGTGTAGGTTTGCTTTTTTTCTCCAGTGTCCTTATCAATAAGCACCAAGGAAAAATTCGCGTCAGTCGAAAATGTATTGCTAACGCCTAGATATTTTCCTGCCAAACCCATTGATGATGGCATTTGTAACCCCTTTTGTCATTTACTATAGTATACAAAAGGAGTTATGACGCTAGCAGTCTTGTGTGTTTTTGTAGTCCGGCAGCTTTTTCAACGCAAGATACAGGCCACGAAGAAACGTTGATTCACCCACGATGTCGTTTGGATCCAGATAGACGGTGGAAACGCCAAATGGAGATCCCCCATTCTTCCTTTGCTCCTCATTCACAAACATTGCGATATTGACAATGAGGTCTGCGGGAGGAGTGTATCGGGCTCCAATGATCTGAATGTAGGCATCCTTGATTTCGATTCCCGTTTCCGTCTTGACGGTCTTTGACATTGCCATGATAGTGTCCTTTCTCGTGCAACCATGCAGGTTATTGTGGGGAAGTTTCCTGTTGATCTGCCAAGATTTCTTGAACTGGCGCAGGTCGGTAAATCCGCACGGACTCAAACTCTGGCAATTCTTCATTGACCCCAATGTAGCATCCATTGTCAAGCTCAACAAGACAATGATTTACTCGCAAGCTGTCAACATCCTGTCGTGAAATTGGGCCATAAATAAATTGATTATCAAATCGCTGATATATTTCCATTGCGTAACGCTCCTTTTAGCTCCAGAATGCACTACTGGCAGAGGTTGTTGATGATGTGGTTGTTCCAAGCTGTACTGTACTTAGGGTAAACGTGTATTTTGTGGTTGTTCCCACAACTTGTGTAACTGGACTCACATCATACAAGACAGATTGCGGCGCGTATTCCATTGGTGTAATCACCGCGATGTTGGCGCTTGTGTAGACCGGATAGGTTGACGACAGTTGTCGCTTGTTTTGATTGGCTGACACGACGATGTTTGATATCTTTGTTGATGTAATAACCGGGTATATATTCTTGGATGCCGCAGTATTCAGCGTAGATGCAATCTCCATGTCCCGCGTTGTTGCAGACACTGGGATATTGGTGATCAATTGTGGAGTCAAAACCGGATAGATATTATTGGAGGCCGGTCGATTTGTCGTAGATGCGGTTGTTTTTTTTGTGCCGATTGAAGATGAAGTGAACTGTGAAGTAACGGTTAGCGGAGTGGCTGTTGATACAATGGACTGTGCTCCTGAATTTCCCGTATTGCCAGCATAATCGGTTGGCCCAACACTGCTTGCAGTCAAGTAGGATGTCCAGAATAGTAATTTTGCCGCAGGAAGGAACGTATATGTTCCAGCCGTTCCATTCGTTGGATTAGTCAGGGAGGAAATGGCAAGTAGATTGTTTCCAGCGGCAAACCAGACATAGGCAGCGGATCCCGACGTGGTGCAGAATGCTCCCGCTGCATTCACCACCGATGAGACAATCTGCTGTCCTGCGCAGATGACGCGGTTATCTGAAATGTTCGTGAGGCCGTACGTGGAAGTGATGGATGAGAAATTGGCTAGTGTCAACGCAGCTCCCGGCTGGCTTGCCACGCTATTTGTGTAGTTTGTCAGTGCTCCGCTTACTGTCCCTGTAATGCCCGTAATCTGCGGAAAGAACAAGGATGCTACGGGAGGTGAAGTAACCACACACGTTGCGGTATTGGCATTCAACGCTCCATAGGAAGCCACTGTTCCGGAAAGTATTGCCCCAGGGGAAATGGTACTGCTCCATGATGAAGCGGTAACCGCTGGTCCGGATAACGTTAGTTCACAAAGCTTGTAAGTATACAGTCCGGCGGTATACGTTTGAGTGAATCCAACCGTCAGTATTGCCGAGGTTATCGTATTCGAGCCAAGTGTATAGCTCCCCCCAGCCCCCGTGTACGGGGGCGTCAGCACCGTTTGAGTGGCTGAAAGTGTGGCCATACATTACCCCTTGATGAGTATTCGGCCTGTTACGTTACCAGAAGAGGTATAGAGGGAATATCCGCCGGTCGAATAGAAAAGTTGCAATCCCGAAGCGCCATATACTCGTGCCCCAGTCGTTGCAACGGTATTCATCTGGTCGCCCATGATGGTGGTAGTCAAGATCGAAGTAGCCGTTGCCTGACCAAGATACAGCGGATTTCCGATGGTTGCCCCCATTGGGGCAGAAATCTGATAGCGCGTATGGTATGCCGAGCTTTGATACCTCCCCTTTGGAGATATGAAAAACAAGCCTTTCCACGGCACAACGTTCAAGTCTCCAAGATAATCCGAAGTACCGGCGGTGATGGTTGGAAGTCGCGAAGAATGCACATTAGCCGCGGTGCCGCTTGTGGTCCAAGTAACTGCTGTTGCTGTGGCAACAAGGGTCGAGCTGAGCGAATAGAGGGTTCCGTTAGTCAGATCGCCTGAAAATAGCCAGAGACCACTACCCGCTGGATCATTGTAGATGGTGGTAACGTTGTATTCCTGTAGCGTTGCGGATGTGGGAGCTAAAGGATGCTGACGGTTATAGACAAATACGCCCGTACTTGCCGTAAAACTTCCATAACGCAAAAGCGTACTCAACGTTGTCCCAGCTGTAGTCCAGAAAGCACATTCTCCTTGATACAGCGGCGTAGGTGTTCCAAACGCCGTCGCAACAACAACTTCAAGACCGGTGTCGGGACTCGATGTCTGCCCCACCCCACCCAAGTCGTACCTGCTTGTCACCGCAAATGTTGATCGGTCAACTGCGGTTATGGATGGGCGAAGCGCAACCTGTCGTGAAGATGCGTACACGTACGTGTTGTCAATGCCGAGGTATCCGCTTCCCATCAATCCGATGGTTGCCGTAGCCGTTCCTGCGGTGGTATATCCTGTTCCGCCATAGATGACCGTAATCGCGCCAGCAGGGACACCTGTGGTCACACCGATGGAAAGAAGCGCATAGTTTCCAGAAGTCGACAGACTGAAATACAATGTTCCCGTTAGGCCGCCAAGATATCCCGAGCCTGCAGCACTGAGTGTTGCCGCAGTGATAGGGCCGGACGCTGCGGTGGTCGTGACAGTCAATCCCGATCCTGCCGTATTCGGAAAGGTCAGTTTGGTTGCCGCCAAGGTTTCCGTGTCAATTTTCACCAGACCGTAATAGGTTGATGCGTAAATTGTCCGCAGCCCATCAAACACGATGTCCAAGACACCCTGAGGATCATCCGACCCTGTTGCTGGATACACACGAACAGGTTGCGTAGATCCACTGTTCATGGCCCATGTATAGACCCCTCCAATTCCTGCAACCTGTTCGCCGTGCGCTGCCCAGATTGTATCGCCAATGGCGATGGTCTTTCCAAAGCCGCGGGTCGAGCTGGTGATGGCAATACTTGCTGCCGGAGTAGTCATTTTCTGGGCACCATAGGTAAGCGGTGTTGCGCCTCCTTCCCATCCTCCATTCATCGGCAAGATGGCACAGTCAGCAGAAGTGATCGCACCCGTTGTCGCCGATGCCCAGCCGCCATTGGTATCGAGCGACATGTTGATGGTATCCAGATAGGATCCAATGGGCTTCGTGACACTCATCGCATAGATCCGCCCGAATGGCATGCTCTTGGTAACTGCATCCAGCGCAATAGGGGATGCCACAGCTTTTGCGGATGAAGTGTCCCATCCATACGTCATGTTGTAGTACGATCCCAAATGCAACAGGTTCACATCCGTTGCAATGGTGAAGGTGCCAGATGGGTACTGCGGAGGATACATTCCCCGGCTGGTCACCGGGGCGAAGACCTGCGCTGCAGCAGCTCCAGTCAATCCATCGGGAGTGCGCGGAAAGGCAAACATCGCGCGACTGATGATGTTGGTCAAGTTTCCATGTGGGGCGCCGATCATCGCGGAACAAGTCCACGCAAAGCACGGATATGTCGGAGCAGCAATGTCCTCGCTTGCCACGCGTTCGAATTCAAACACCCCTGTCCATAGACCCGGCTCACTCTTGATGAACGGCCAGATGGCAATATGTCTCGGAGAAACACTTACCCAGATGAAACAATCCTTGATGTCATAGTGCTGAAGCCACGCACCGTTGCTTGTCCACGACTCATTGGTGGTTACCCGTGATCCGGAAACGGCTGTGTAGCTTTCACAACACGATGTCCAGAATGCCATCTTGAGAGGATCCCACCGCAACAGGAAATACTTGTACGTAGTGCCATCGACATTCAGGCATCTGTACACAAACAGGGTCATCGGAGATGCTGCGTTGCCAGTTCCCGACCCGGCTGCTCCGGTAGCGGCTGTGGAACCAGGGACATAGTTGTTCACCTGATCGTACAATGTCCAGCCATACGTAGCTCCCTTGATGGCGGTGTCAACCGCGGTCAGGATATTGGCAGATGTCAACTCTCCCGAAATCGTGATCTTGAAACTCTTGGAAGGCAATGTCTGCGCCGAATTGTCTACAAACGTAGTGGTTGTTACTGTCATGGGTGATTCTCCTATCCTTATTGTACCAAATTTACGCTTTTACAAACAACCGGGCGGTTGAGTCACCGGAACTACTTGATGATCCGTATATATTGTTTTGAAAAGCAACGAAAGCTGTTACTACTCCAGGACCACCTGTACCAGTGGCCCTCGTGTACGCAACACGAGGGCCATTGGTATACACAGACATCATGTTCCCGCCGAGCATTTCTCCGGCTGTTCCAGCGCTAGCACTTGCGATTGAAACAGTATTGTTTCCAAACAACGTCGTTGATCCGGAGGTGTATGGATTTGAAAGTACGACCCGCTGATGTTGTGGTTGCCCTCGCTTCGCAATGAACATTGTTCCACGAATAAATGTTATTGCCGGATCTTCCCCTTGGGTATAATTGCCTATGCAATTGACTCCTTCGTATTCGGTTCCAGCAGAATAATTGTATCGATTTGTAGTTCCTGAAGCCAATATGCCAGACAATGACCCATCTAGAAAAACAGTACTGTTTATTTCGCTAATGGTTGAGTTAGCATAGGAGGAGCCGTTGTACCCGCCCATTTCCACGAGCCACATTCTTCCCGTGCAATAGTCAGCATGAAAGATTCGTGGATTTGACGCATTTCCGGCTACATTGCTGGTGAGAGCGGACGAAACATACACTGCGTATCCTTTTTGTACATCAATGGAGTAAACTGATTGATTCTGCCCATTTGATGAAGCATGCGTAGTTGGTCCCAGTATCCAGCCGCTGTATGTTGGAGTAACTGAGCTAAATAGCCAAGTGCCTGCAAAGCCGGGAAAAGTGGTCAATACTCCGGAAGCAAGATACTGGGTAACGTACAAGATAGTTCCATTCAGGAAGTCAGCAATTGGAACAATGGCAATGGGTGGAGGCGGATTGTTGCCTGCGGTAGCGCCAATGTAGATATTTTGCGCATCCATTGTCAATCTACCTGCTTGACCAGTCATTGTCGGAAGATCTCTCGTGTCAACCCGCAGGGTAAAGATGTTGAGTCGTCCAATGCGTGGGTATGTAATAGTTGCTCCCACTCCAATATTTGCATTGATCGTAAAATAGATATACAATCCACCGTCATGAATCAAATCTCCGCATCTGGATGTTCCAGACGCAGCTGTCATGGTTTGTTCTCGATAAAGAAATTCCGGAGATTGATTCTTTGTGCCCAAGCTTGCAATTGACGGAGAGAGTCTCCATCGAAATAATCCGTATTCTCCCGTGTAGTATGCATAATCACCAACCATGATGATCATATATACATTACCGTATGGATTTGAAATTACATACGGAGTGGAAAGCTTGTCTTGCCCTGCATTCATTGTGCTTGATGAAGCATTCGTCCCTGTTGTCGTTTCGGGTCCGCCATTCATGGGTAGTGAGAGGGTTGGAGACAATGATCCATTTTCGCTTGCCCATCCACCCGTGCTATCCAAAGGAAGATTTGTTATCGTTGCTGGTTCCCGGAATGGATATCCAACACTCAAGCTGTATGCTTTGCCAAATGTTTTTTCTGAAGATTTGTGTCGAAGGGAAACGGGATAGAGCGTGATTTTTTCTAGCAACATCGGATCCAATGAAGAAAGTCTTTTTACGGACCAATTATTCACGGTACGATGAATTGAGCCAAGATACGCTTTATTAGCATCAGTACTGGTAACAAATGCGCTTGGATAGGTTGGCGGATACGTTGAGCTTGCCGATTGTGCAATATAGGCAGCTGCAGCTGCTGGTCCAGTGACACCGTCTTGTGTGCGAGGAAAAGAAAAATTTATTGCCCCGTCAGAGGCCGATGAGCGGGTAATGCCATACTGTGTTCCAATCATCACTGAATTTGTCCACGCAAAACAGCAGGAGGATTTCAAATCCAATGCGTTCCTTTCAAATTCAAAGACACCGGTCCATAGATCGGGTTCTCCGACGATGAATGGCCATATGACCAGATGCCGTGACGTTCCATTGATGATGATTGAAGAATCAACGATGTCGTAATGCTGCATGAATGATCCCGATCCGTTCCATGCTTCATTTGATGGAAGATGAAGTTTTGGATCCCAATACTCACACGTGCTTGTCCAGAACATCATTTTCTGGTAATTCAGCCGCAATATGAAATATTTATAGGTAGCCCCATCAATATTTGGCGCATAATACACACGAAGGAACATCGGCGAATAAATGCTCGTTTGACCAGTTCCAGGAATGAAATTATCTAGCGAATCAAACAGTGTCCATCCAAGTGACACTATGGCATCATTTATCGCTGAGTATATTGTTGCATACGAGGTTTCATCCTTAATGGTTATTAGTTTTGTGTTTGTTTGCATGGATGTTGTCGTGACTGTCATGATTACCTCGTATACAGGATACAGATATTGGCATTTGCTGCCCCATTGGATGTGTCCACGTCAATAGTAACATAATCTGTTGCAAGAAGAGAAACAGCAAGTGTGGCAAGAGTTGACCGATATGATCCGGCAGCAACGGAAAGGGTGCCAATGCTGGTCCCATTCTTCCGGATGGTGACCGCAAATGCTCCGCCAGAGGGAGTTGTCGAAGTGATTGAATACGCACCTGTCAAGGTGATGGTTGCATCTGGATACCACCGGACAGTTCCTGCGGCGGCGGTCACTGTGCCCGTGAGTGTGTAGGTTTTCGTTTGTGTTGATGTTGCGCCTGATGACCCGCTGGCTGCAGCAGTAATCCGGCCTTTTGTATCCACTGTGATGTTCGCGTTGATATAGCTTCCGGAAACTCCCGAGATAGTAGCCAGAGTTGAGGCAATTGAGGTGGATCCCGATCCAGTTACATCTCCAGTGAGGGTAATGGTCTGGTTCGCAGTCAAATAGGATGAGGTGTCGGTTGTCCACGCATTTGCACCGGTTTTCTTGAGAAACCCGGTTGCTCCATCAGCAATCGCGGCAATTGAACTCAAATCTGCGTCAAGCGGTTGTGCATCGGTGATTCCGTATCCAGCGAGAGTGGTGGGACTTGATCCGGCTGTGACTCTTCCCGTGGCATCAACAGTGACGCTTCGATATGTTGCCGCGGTGACTCCGCTGGATGCCAATGCAATGGTCACTGCGCTGGATCCATCAAAGCTGGTTCCGGAAAGACCGGTTCCGATTGTCAGGGCATTGGTGGTTGTTCCACTTCCGCTTACGCTGGCATCCAGCTGCCACGTATTGGCAGCGGTCTTTCTGAGGAACCCGGTGGTTGCCGTCAATGCGGCGATGGCATCGAGGTCGCCATCCCAAGCTTGTACGTCCGACCCGATGGCAAGTCCCAAGCTGGTCCGGGCAGCAGACGCCGTGGTGGCGTTTGT